TCACTCTATCGTAACGGTATAACCCCGGGTTCGTATGCGCGTGGCAATCGTCTCAACGATGTCCGTAGCCGGGGGCGGTGCTTCGGTTATCGCAAGCAACTCCCTCCCGCTGGGCGTCAAGGAAACTCGGCCGAGAGTGATGACGAACTCGTTACCTCCCGGATTCACCAACTGCAGTGTTTTGCCGAACACCGTCAATCTAGTATTTACTGGAACGGCGCCCGGTACCGTCGTCCTCCACTCCCAGTGATTGACATCAAGCAGCCGAATTAACCCGAACGATTCCAGATGAGCAAGGTTATGGCTACCGAGCCCGCGAGCGTACATATCGGGCGAATCCGGTTCATAGACGAATGGAGTGCCGTCCAGAAAGTTCCGATCAACCAAACTGCATAGAGCGACAAAAAGCTCGGCGTCCGACTTGCTCATGCTGGCGACGATCTCCACGGTCCGCCGCGAAAATTGCCCCGGTTTGTTGGCTTCCCCAGCAAGCAATCGCGCCCAGACTTGCTGCATTTCCTGATTACCCACAAGCTTGCTGCGGTCGAGGAAAAGCTCCATCCAGTCGTCGTCAATTGCGCCCGGACTTGCGTCCCGCGCGACGTGCCGCACCGCTTCCGCCACGATCGACTCGATATTTGCCTGCCTCTTGCTCTCCTGCGCAAGTACGCGGCGAAGCGCCCGTTCTTCCAGCTCCGTCTCCAGTTCGATCTTTGCCAGAGCCGTGACCTTCGCCGCATCGGCATCGGCCCGCGCCTTCAAAACGGTCGCGTCTGCCTCAGCCGCTGCGACACGCCGAATCTGCCATGGACGGAAGACACCGCCGAGCGCATCCGCGACTCTGTCGACAAGTTTTACGGCCGGTTCTGACAGACCGGACAAGTCACCAACGTTGACGAGTGCGCCCTTTCCCGTGTCGTCGCTCATTGTTTTCCTTGAATTTTGGTGATCGATACCTTGCCGCCCGAGTGCGGGGACCGGATGCGTCACATGATAAACGAGCAGAGGGATAGAGCAATCAAGGCGCACGATCGTTGGTGAAATGGCCGAGCGCCGACAACTCAAGTCGGTGGCGAACCGCTTTGTCCCGCGCCTGCTATCGGGCGACGGTTAGTAATCGCATCATGGATTGCCGATGGACCAAATATAGTGACCACGATCCCGCTCGCGCAAGCAATCACGTCGAACCTTGTCACTGGCCTGAGTGCTCTAGAGAAGGCGACTGCGACCTACGAAGAAAAGGGAGACCTCGGTGCGTTTGACGAGGCTGTTCTCGCTGGTGCAAGTTCTAACATGTGCGATGCGTTGCTAGGCTTCAGCGGTGAAAAGCACAACCGGACCTTCGAGATCACCGTGACGACGGCGCCAAGCCCACTCTTCGAGACCAAGCCAGCAAAATTCATGTTCGATGGCAAGTATGTTGAGGCGTTGGAAAAGGCGACGGGCTACTACAAGGGCGATTACATCCTTCCTGAGAGCGCAGGCTGACTGGCTACATTACGAAGCTGAGCAGGCCAAAGGACAAAACGTCAGGTACGATCACCATCGACTCAACCGTTGGTGACGTCGAGCGCAAGGCGCAAGTTGAGCTGACGGGCGATGACTATCATCAGGCGGTCGTGGCGCACGACAACTCGAAAATGGTTCGGATTGAAGGTGACGTGCACATCAAGAGCAAGTCCGCCCAGTTGTTGAACCCGAAGAATTTTGGGATTATCGAGATCGAGGACCTCCTATAGGCGAGCGCCGGCAAGCGTTCATCGACGTAACCACCGCGACCACCTTCTCTTTCACGGCCGGCGAACATCGATCGAAAGCAAACCGTCATCTGGAACGTGATGCTCGGCTGGAATGGACGATCCGGGTGAGTTCAGAAGAATGCCGGGGTGGATTGAGGGGGCGGCAGCGACCAAATCTGACAATAAGGGAGGCGATTAATGGATAAGAATGAAATCCTCTACAAATGGATTCCCTACCGACTTCAATCCATCGATAGCATGATGTGGGCGTACAACATACACGATGAACTCAGCTCACCGAGGGAAATGGAAATTTTCGTTGACGGCAAGAAAATCCTCCAAGGCAACGTGAATGCGCTGTTAAACCCCATGATTGAAGTGGGATTCATTCACGCGAGATCCTTATTAGAATTTTTAGGTTTGAATGCCGAAAAAGGAAAGCTCGTAGCAGCAAAAAATCGTCGGCGTGACGATATCGCCATCGAGCACTTCGAAGCGAACGGCGCGGCTTTGGAGAAGGTCACGCCAGCTGCAGCATTAAAAACCTATAATGGCCCGCAATCCGAAGCGGAGCGATCGCTGGTGTCGATCTTTGAACTCGCCAACAAAGGGCTGGCTCATCTTTCAAATGCATTTCCCACTCAATACACGAACGTTGATCTTGATATCGCACACAGAGGCATCCGGACTCTATTGCATAACAATCTGTACGCCAAATTTGGAATGCAAATACCGGAACCACCTAGACCATAGATGAATGGTCGACACTGAGATGCCCTTCACCTACCGAAGCGGAGGCTCGTATGTCCTGATGGCCGCACACATGAACGGCTATAAATGGCCGACTGCAGTCATCGTTCGGAAACGGACTCATCAAAGCGGCTTTGCAGGCCACCAAACATCCAGCAATATCAACCACTTATAAAACTGACCATCTTTGTTGACCGCTTCCATCGACCCTCCCATTCAAGGATACTGCGATCTCAGGTACGATGAGGGCTTTCGTCGTTATACGGGTGAAGCATGGCAAAACGGACAGGAGACGAAATTTCTCGCGGGATTGTCAGATTGCAGGACCGGATCGACGAATTGAAGGCGTTCGACATCCGCACGGTTCGAGAGGCGTCCACGCCCGGCCTATTGAAGCTACACACTGCGATTCTCGAGACGATCGAACGTTGTTTCGGCAAGGACTCGCCAAGCTATGGCCGATTGAAATATGCGGCAAGACTACAACCTCTCGCCCTTGGCTCATATCGCCCTGTTGGCGAGTATCAACACGAAGTCTCGGAAAATATCGAGCGGGCGATTATGCTCCTAGAAGAAGGGCAACGCTCACTTCGTGAGGATTTGGCAGACCTGCAGCACGAGCAAAAACATGTGCCTGCATCGACCCTTGATGTTGGCCCGCTGTCTCGACGCGTATTCGTGGTTCACGGCCACGACGACGGCGCTCGCGAGACGGTTGCCCGTTTCCTCGAAAAGATTGGCTTTGAGGCGGTGATCTTGCATGAGCAAGCCAACCAAGGACGGACCGTAATTGAAAAGGTCGAGGCGCACGGAGAAGTAGGCTTTGCCGTGGTTCTACTAACTCCCGACGACGAAGGGTGTGTGAAGGGAGGTACGCCAGAGCCGCGTGCTCGGCAAAACGTGCTGCTCGAACTCGGCTATTTCATCGGACGTCTTGGCCGGGCTAAGGTGTGTGCGCTTAAGCGCGGTGATCTCGAAATTCCCAGCGACTTTGCTGGCGTTGTTTGGGAAAAGATGGACAATGGCAGCGGCTGGAAGCAGTCTCTCGGGCGCGAACTTGAGGCGGCAGGTCACGCCGTTGATTGGAACCTCGTGATGCGCCCATGATTGTGCGATTCTGTCGCGTGCAATGATTAAAGAAGCGAGGCGGCGATCTATCCCGTAGCTCAGGGGATGGAATGAGAGGCGCAAGCCTTATCCAGCAACCCTCCCGCCCCGTGCTATAGCAAATCTGTAGCGCACAAAAAGCCCGCTCGCAGCGGGCTTTTGTCCATCTTGCCCGCTGTCTGACAATCTCTGAAGCAGGGTCGCTTTCCGAAAGTGGTAAATTCATACGAAAACCACATCTTCGAGAGGGCCAATGGCGAAGCGAGCCATGATCTGCGTCGGCGACACGACGACGCACGGCGGACGTGTGCTGGAGGGCAGCACGAACGCCACCATTGACGGGAAACCCATTGCCGGCGTCGGGCACAAGGTACTTTGCCCGCAGTGCAAAGGCGTCTTTCCAATCCTGCCAGACACCGGGCGACGCTACCCGCATCAAATTGCGGGCCGTGACACCGCTGTTGAAGGCATGAAGACCGCGTGCGGGGCGACGTTGATCGCCTCACAATCGTCCGCGTCTCTCGATGATATTGGATCTGGCGAAGCCACGACCGGAGGCGCAGTGGCCGCCGCCGCTGCAGCGTTGGCCCCTTCGTCGACGCTCTGTCTCGAATGCCTGAAGTCCGCCGCCGAGAACGCGGCGACGATGATCGCGCGCGGGTAAGCTCATGAGCGACGTGTCGATCGAAGCGTTCTTCTTCAAACGCCAACAGCAGCTGACGATGCAGGTGCATCTGTACGCCTTGGTCGACGGTCTTCTGTTCGCGGAGGCGGGTGGCGGGTCTCCTCCTCAGCGATCGCAGGCGGCGGTCGCCATGTTCGACGGCACACCGGACGCATCGCTCGCCGACGCAGGACCGTGGCTGTTCGACTGGAAACGGGCGTCCGGCGGCGTCCGACGCGTGCTTTCTGCGATGGCCGGCGGCTCGACCGGTGTGTCATGGCTCATCAGCGCCTATCCGATCGAATCGCTCGCGGACGAGCTGCGTCGCCGCCTCGACGTGCGCCTGCCGGACGGGCGCACGGCCCTCCTCCGGTTCTACGACGCACGCATCATGGCCGACATGGCAACGCTGATGGAACTCACACAGCGCATGCAGTTCTTCGTCCCGACATTCAACTGGCTCGTCGAAGTGAATGGAAAACTGAAGGGAGTGCACCCGCATGCTTGAGCTGACAAGCGAACAGATCTCCGGCCTTGCCGAGATCGATGCGCGCGGATATGTCGAACGCACCCGGCAGGATCTCGCCAAAGCGGACCCGAAACTGGCCGACGACAGCACGCTGCCCTTGCGCCTCTGGAATGCATACGTCGCAGCTCGACGGCTCGGCATCCAGTCCGACGAGAACGTCGCCGCGTTTCTTCGGATCGAGGCACATGCACCGAAGTTTTACGAGAAACCTGCGACGCGTGCATGGATAACGCGCCCAGGCCGATCGGCCGACGAACGCTTTCACGATTACCTTCGCGTCATGAAATGGCGCATCGAACATCCAGAATTCAACGGGAGATCTCCGAATGGGCGGATTGGTGGTACCGATCATCGAAGCAGCAATAGTCGAGCTGGGACCGGTCTTGGCGCGCGCTGGCGCAGACTTATTGGGTGGAGCGGCGGTAGCGGGAACGGGGAGTCTGTCGGGTGATACCCCAAAGGACGAAAGCAAGGCAAAACCGGACGTACGGGCGATTCCGCGCACGGGCGAGAGTTGCAAGAAGTGCCCACCTGAGGCGGGGAGCATGCAGCGCCGCAACTGGAGCATGAGTGACAACTCCCGAGAGTATCAAGGGCGAATTACGGGGTTCCCCTATAGCGTTGAAGAGGCCTGGAGCATGGAATGGGTCTGGCAGCGCGACTTTGACGGCTTTCGACCGGAAAGCTGTTTGTTGATAGAAGCAAAGGGAAAGTACGATCAGTTCTTGAAGAAGGACGATGTACCGTACACCAAGACCTTTGATGACATGGAGGAGCAGGCTGGAGCTCAGGCCGCGGTTGTAGATGATCATCCACCTGCGAGGTTGAAATGGTATTTTCAGACGGAGCGGACTTGGAACTACATGAGAACGCCGCTCGCCCGTCTTCGCGTGGAATCAGAATGGGTGCCCTGACAAACATGGAAATAGTTGCGCAATTTCGTAACCCTGCCGATTTCGCCGCGCTTGGCGATTTTGCGGCTCATCTTGTCCGTCTATGGCCGGTGGTTGAGGCCATGTCACGCGAGGACGAACGTTTAGGGCAGTGGTGGCTGAAGGCGGATACCGAGGAAGAAGCCCGTCTGTATCCCATGTATGAAGCGCCCGGCGTACCTTCGACAGCCGTTTTGGCAGTCTTGGCGCAACGGTACGAAAAAAAGATGGACCTTCCTAAAGTATTTGGCTTCTGGAATGGTCAGATGGACGCGGCCGACAGCGCGAGGCTGAAGTTGGCCATCGATGCGAAGAGGCGGCCCAGCGATGTAGAAATTGGGCTACCGGCACGGAGCGCAGTCTCGGCCGACGAGCGCAGCTATGAGGGCGTGGCTAAGATAGTGTCCGCGATGGCCTCGGTTTATGACCCGATGTATGTCTCTGTTTCACCACGAGAGTATTTTCCCCGGCAGGTGTTTGATGACAAGCCGGGCGTTGGCTGGATGCTGTATCTCCCGAAGCTCCTCACGGCTCAGCAAGTCCCGGAAGCGCGCGAATTGATTCCGGTTCCCGAAGCCGGTCGGAAGCAGACCGGGACGATCATTGTGAGCGTCCCAGATGCCGTTTTTTCAGTGGACAACTCCGAACACGTCGAGGTTGCCAACCGTATCGAGATCCGGCTCGTCGACCAGGATCTCCTGCCGGCCTTCGCTGACCTGTAGGCATGATGCCGGCGCGATCGCTCACGCCGGCATCATCGGTTAGAACAGTCCCACGGGCTGCGCCGCGTCATCCCAGCTGAAGATGATCAGCTCGTTCCGCTCGACGCCCCTCCCACCTCCGACCGTGTACTGAATCGGCGCGGTCTCGATGTGAAATCCGTCGAATACACGCCGAATGTCCGGGTGATCGTTCAGGCTCACGATTGCCCGACCGTTTAGCAAGCGCAGCGGCACGGCCATCTTCTCGTATTCCTCGAACGGGAACGCCGCCCTGATCATCGTCCTGAACATCCGGGCAACCTCCGCCGCGCCCTTCGACTTGCGGTTGTGCTCGGCGCGCCCCTCCAGGTATGCCAAACGGACATCACCCACTGTCAGCGAATCCCCTTGCTGTACCATTACGCCGACAGAGCCGTGGCTTGCCGCTTGATCAGCGCCGGGTCGTTGCCCGCGTTGCGCCCATCTCTCAGGCGCTTCCATTCAACGGCCGCCACCGCGACGGGAAGCGCAGGCCATTCGCCGATTTTGATTGGTCGCATGCGCCCGTCGACGGGCGACTTGCAACGGGAAATCCAGCTGCGACGCGACGTTGTCGCCTGCAGCCGAAGGCCGGGACAACCGTCGACATTCCGATGTGCACCGGGCAAAAGTTGCTTTGCCGTCGCGGCACGCCGACGGCGTAGGCGTAGATTACGGGAAGTCCGAAAAGCTACGTTCGCCGCAAAAATTTAGCAAGATGTCATGACACGGGGAAACTCGATACCGAGCCCCAAAAGGAACGGAAAGCCTTGATGGATAAGGACGTGCAAGAAATTACGGAATCAAAACAGCAGCTTACGGAAGCTGCTTTTAGAAATCACACGCCGATGATGCAGCAGTACCTTCGCCTTATATGACAAGCCCAAACGCATAAACCTACGCCCAGACCTACGCCTACCCTTTCAGTGACGGGCCGTTACCGCCCCTCAACGGACGGTGGACCAGACGCGATCGAATCGGCGGTTTCGAGGGTACAACGGTCATTCACTCCTTCGAGTCGTGTGGCAGATTTGGTGGCGCTCACGGTCATATCCGACCTTTGGGCACTGCAGCGGCGGGAAGCTCGCCAATGCGTTTGTCGTCGAATGCGACTCCCGACGGCTGCACTGAGGCGCTCTATCCGTTGTATGAGCGTCGTATTGAAGTTCGCTAAAACGGAGTCAGCCTCCCCGAATGCTTGAGCCGATGACGTATTTTTTAAGTGTTCGCCGCCGTGCCACCTATTTTTGCGCCCCGCGCCAGCAATAGCTTGACAACCTCGACGCTGGCGTTATCTCTTTTAACCACATCAGTAATGGCACCTACCGCCATAAGTGAAACCGCCATCTCTTGAGCAGAAACAAGCTTGTCCTGCGATGTATTAAACTGCTGCAACGTTCGATTATAAAGAAAGAAAAATATTGCCGAAATAAACTGCGTAACAACCCCAGCCAGCCCTGTAAGCTGGGCAATTGTTAGGCCATTACTAAAATTCTTCCATGAAGAAATTATAGCCAAAATCACAGCGATCACAACAATTCCAAACCCCGCATATGCCACGCGCTTACACATGCCAAACGTTGATTGGGCCTGAAGACGACTTTGAGCGAGATAACCTTCGAGTGCTGATACATTAATAAGTAGGAAGTACTTGAAAATGTCTTTTTCGGCGGCAGTGTCTAACTTCTCCGCGTAATCAGCTTTTTTTGCAGATGAAGACTCGACTTGCCGACTCGCTATTGCAGTTAGCTCCTGAGTCAGCGTGTCCGTAAAGATGGCTTTCAAAATAATCCAGATTTTATCCTTAGCTGAATCTGCTGTCGCATTCATCATAGACTCCTCACCCAGCTTCACCGAGAGTGCATTCCGTACTGGCGAGCACTCGATGTGCTTTCCGTAGTTCAGCAGTCTCCCAATTATTTTCGGCCTGACGGATCGTTGAATGTGGTCCGCAATACAACTACCTTTCGAACATCTTTCGCAAAACGCGAATTTCTTGAGAAAAAAATGAGCGTTACGTTCATATTAGATGACGTATTCATCAACGCAAGCGCCTTACGCCCTGAGATGACGTTCGGCGTTCAAAGGCTCACTGATGTCTGTTTGTCACGGTCCGTCGGGATCGACGCTCAGGCTGCCAACATCGTGGATTGACCGGCCGCTTGCCGGCTGGACGCGGCACCTGAATGTCCGAGCGGCGGAGTGGGCGAATGCCCCTTCATGGCCGAACTCGGCCTTCATCCCTTCCTGGCGAAGGGAGCGGGAAGCCGCCGACCGGCAGGAGCGGAGTCGACGGCGCCGGGGCAGCGGGGGTTTCCAGGCGATCGTCGAACAGTGCCCCCCGATACGTGTGTGCCGGTCCGCCGGCGCGCATTGGAAATCCGTCAAACGCGGTCTACATTGACCTTTGCCAGCATCGTACATTCCACTTCGATCGCAGTTCGCCGCGTGGGCGCGCTGGCTATGGCGCCGCATCGCGCCCCGATTCACTCCTGCATCGGAAGAGGCCACGATGGATAGCGTGCTCAACGCACTCAAAGACACGCCGGTCCCAACCATTCTCGTGGTCGCCGGGGTGTTTTTCCTGCTGCTGTCGGTGGTCGACAAGCTGGCGGGCAGAATCAATGTCGCGCCCGACCTGCGCAAGCGCGCCACCCTCATTGGCCTCTGTTTGCTGGTCGCCGGGATCGGGCTGCAATTCTCGTCGAGATATCCAGGGACCGGCATTCATCGGGGCACTACGCTGCGGGCCGCCGAGTCCCGGGCGGCATCGGGCGCAGCCACCAACATCAGCCCTGAAACGGCGCAGGTGGTGCCGATCGGCTCGGCGGTCCATGCGGCGAACCGGAGCGCCGCCGACCAGCAGTTCTTCAAGTTCACCACCCCAGACCAGCCGCCGGACCAGTTGCGCGTGGAACTGCGTGACCGCTCGAAGGGCGACGCGTTCCCATGGATGATAGTGACAAACGAAAATGAGCAGGAAATCTATAACAAGTCTCGGTCGAGTGGCAACATCGTCTACATCTTCACTCCGCATCCCAACACCACCTACTTCATTCTGGCCAAACAGTGGTGGACCCACTCGGTGCCGATGACCTTCGATATCGTCGTCGCCCCGGCGGCAGGAACCGACTAGCCGAGAGAGCATCAGTGCGGGGTCGGTGCGCGTCGTGGCGGGCTCATGGCGCTCGGGCCGGGGCGCGTGCCCCCGGAGGCAGGGGGATTCCGAGGTTGCCAGCATCCAAGCGGCGCGGTGGTCAAAAGTACTGCAATGAGCGGAAGGTGCGTCATCTGAAAAGCAGGAGGTCCGGCGCGGTTCGCCAAGAAAGGGGGCGGGCGTCCGCAATGGCCAGTTAATCGACGAGGTACGAACGGCAGGTACCGAGGGTGCAACAGACAATAAAATGTTTGAGCGCACGCACTGATCAACGTCTGTCGATGAAGATGGCCGAAAGGCAAACTTCGCGCTTGCTCGTCGGGGCCGCTGGTAAACTCGGGCAGCCAAAGCAACTTTTCCCGGTCCCATGAGCACGCGACCCACGGACGTACCTTCAAACGTCACCCCAATGATGCAGCAGTACCTGCACGTTACCTGAAAAGGTCCGGCGCACAAAGCTACGCCAAGACCTATGCCCCCTCGTCTGCAAATCGGCCGTTATCTCTCATTTCCTACCTGGTCCCAAGGAAGTTTCGATGGTTGAGCAGGCTGATTTCCCGGTCAAGAATCTCGAACTCCTTTTGGATGCGATCAATGTGCGTCTCAACATTCTTCCGCAAGACTGCGCGCTTGGACGAAATCACATCGTCGCTGTACTTCTCGTCGTAGGCGTGCTTTTTTAGCTCCGCAAGCTGCTCGTTGGTTTCGTCCGTGTACGGGCCGGCCAGATACTTTGCCATTGCGCCTTTCAAAAACGTGAACTGACCGTTGTAGATGACAAACGCGGCAATCGCTCGCTCGGAGCCGAGCGTGTGAATTGGGAGCTTCGAGAGTAGCTCAATCATCGAGTCAATAATCGAGGGATGGTAGATCGAGTACATCTTGATGTTGTACTCGTCGTCTAGCGCTTCTTTAATTTGTACCGTGTGATTGTGAGCCGCAAGAACCACTGCATACATGCCCGCTCGCCGCTCTTGCGCTGCTTTCGCCTCAACGACTAGCCGACTCTCTTCGGCAAGCTGATGCGCCTTCTGCGTCGCAGCCAGTGCGGCCTTCGCCTGACGCTCACCGATGAAGTAGGAGCCGATGATCGCGGCGATTGACCCAACCGCCTGCACCCACGAAGCAACATTCCCCGAATTCCAACCCCAAGCATCGATGGCCATGACCGCAATGACGAGCGTTACAAGAAATGTCGCGGCGATGACAAAGGCCCCATCCACAATCATGCGAAATGATTTCACGCTGTTCTCCTTTCCGCGCGGATCGTAGCACGATGGAGCGCCAGAATGCCCGGCTGTTGGCTGCGGATTCAACCCATCGACGACAACTGGCCAGATGGCGAACTTCGAGCGATCCCGCGCGGGCCACTGGTACACGTCCTGATTCCACGGGTCGCGCCTGTACAGGTCACTGATCCCAAGCTTCGACTCGCTGATACCAGATCTTCGTTTGGCGCTCGGTAGTTTGTGCACACTGTCCGCCCCCAATTTTGAGACTTGACGCGGTCATCTTACCGCGCGATAACACTGTATATTCATACAGCATTATTCGCGCATCATGATCTTGCCCCCATTCGAGCCGCCGCAGTTCGACGCGATGTCGAAATGGTGGAGCGCGTGCACGTACGCCGACGTTCATCGCCTCATTCTCGAGGTGTTACACCTGCGGATGACGCTCCGCGAGGTAAGCGAACTTGCCGGTGATGCTGCACGCATGATCGCGTACCTCGAGCAGGCCGACACGCTGAAGTGCAGTGCACCGCTGCGCCGATTGAAGATCAAGGTCGAGAAGGAAATTACGCGGGCCGGCAGGATGGGCAGTCCCCGTGAGCCGATCGCACCGTTCTCCGACGAATGGCGCGCACGCGAGGCCGTGAGATGCAAGCTCCGCGAGGCCGTGAGATGCAAGCTCCGCGACGCCCCCGACGAGCCGGACCCCGGCTCGGACAAGGCAACCAAGCTGCCCGACTTCCAGCACCTGACCTGGACGGATCTGCGCGACGCGTGGTGCGCAACCAACTACCGGGGAAAGGGACCGCTGACGCTCGAGCAGCGCTTCGTGCTCGAGGTCGTCCACATGCGCCGCGTGCTGCGACGCATGGACAAGCTGGTCAACGCGTCCGAGCTGGAGCTAAAGCAAAGCGGCGCTCCCGACTTGTTCGCACTAGATCAGCTCCGCCGAATGATCGACGTCACGCGCTTCGATTGACACAAATTGACGAACGGCGCGTCCGCCAACGAGAGACCGCTCCGTCGAAAATGGTATCTTCGTACGAAAATCACACTCACGAGAGGGCCAATGGCGAAGCGAGCCATGATCTGCGTCGGCGACACGACGACGCATGGCGGACGTGTGCTGGAGGGCAGCGCGTCCGCCACCATTGACGGGAAACCCATTGCCGGCGTCGGGCACAAGGTACTTTGCCCGCAGTGCAAGGGCGTCTTTCCGATCCTGCCGGACACCGGGCGACGCTACCCGCATCAAATTGCGGGCCGCGACACCGCTGTCGAAGGCATGAAGACCGCATGCGGAGCCACGCTCATCGCCTCTCAATCGTCCGCATCGCTCGACGATGTCGGAACTGGAGAAGCGACAACAGGTGGTGCAGTCGCAGCTGCAGCAGCCGCGCTCGCACCGTCACCGACGCTCTGCCTCGAATGCCTAAAGGCTGCGGCCGAGAATGCCGCAACGATGATCGCGCGCGGGTAGTCCATGACCGACACCACGATCGAAGCATTCTTCGCCAAGCGTCAAAAGCAGTTGACCATGCAAGTGCACCTGTACGCTCTCGTCGACGGCCTCCTATACACCGATGCAGCCGACGCGTCACCGCTTCAGCGATCGCAGTCGGCAGTTGCGCTGTTCGACGGCACGCCGGACGCGTCACTGGCCGATGCGGGGCCGTGGCTGATCGACTACGAGCGGGCGGCCGGCGCGATCCGCCAGACGCTATCCATCATGGCAAGCGGCTCCACGGGCGTCTCCTGGCTGATCAGCGCATATCCAATCGAATCCCTCGCCGACGAGCTGCGCAACCGGCTCGACGTGCGCCTGCCGGATGGTCGCACCGCCCTCCTTCGGTTTTACGACGCCCGCATCATGGCCGACATGGTGTCGCTGATGGAATTCACGCAACGCATGCAGTTCTTCGTCGCGACATTCGACTGGCTCGTCGAAGTGAATGGAAAATTGAAGGGAGTGCACCCGCATGCTTGAGCTGACTAGCGAACAGGTCGCCGGCCTTGCCGAGATCGACGCCCGCGGATATGTCGAGCGCGTCCGGCTGGATCTCGTCAAAGGAGACGCGAGGCTGGCCGACGATGGCACGCTACCGACGCGCCTCTGGAACGCATACATTGCCGCGCGACAACTTGGCATTCAATCGGACGACAACGTAGAGGCGTTTCTCCGGATCGAAGCATACGCACCGAGCTTCTATATGATGCCGGCGACGCGGGCATGGTTCACCCGGCCCGGCCGATCGCCGGACGAACGCTTTCACGACTACTTTCGCGTCATGAAATGGCGCATCGAACATCCCGAATACAACGGAGGACTTGAGAATGGCGGCAGCACTTCCACTGCTGAAAGGAGTAATAGAGGAGCTTGGGCCGGTATTGGTGCGAGCTGGCGCCGCCTTGTTGGGTGGGGCAGCAGTGGCGGGGACAGCCAGCCTGTCCAGTGACACGACGAAGGACGAGAGCAAAGCCAAGACTGACGCGAAAGCGGTGCCGCGTACAGGAGAAAAGTGCAAGAAATGTCCGCCGGAGGAAACTGGCTTTGCGGAAAACAAAAATCACCACATGTCGGCGCGTTCCCGCAAGTATCAAGGCCGAATAACCGGGCGACCGTATAGCGTCGAGGAAGGATGGAGCGAAGAGTGGGAGTGGCTTGGAACAGACTTCGATGGTTTCGTGCCAGCGGAGTGCCTATTGCAAGAGGCCAAGGCGCATTATGCACAGTTCCTCAGGCGCAACGACGAAGGCGAACTCAAGGCAAAAAAATGGTTCGAGGGGTACGAAACCTTGTTCAGCACACTGGAAAAACAAGCGAAGAAGGTAAAACTAAACCCGCCCAGCCGCTTGAAGTGGTACTTCGAAGAGGCCGAATTGCGAGAGTACATGCTTCCAGCGCTGATCGAGAATCAAGTAGCATCCGTCTGGCAACCGTAACCCACGAAGATCATGGACATCAGACTCAAATTTAGAGATGACTCACTCGAGCCGACGAACTTCGGGGAAGTCCTGTCACGCATTCAGACCGTGACCGCTGAACTAGCCGCGATCGATCCGACGCTCAATCGCTGGTATGCGCGGGGAAAGAGCCGCGATGAGGCACTGCTATATCAGGCGTTCGAAGACGGGGCACCATCTACCGCTATCCTCGCGGTGCTAAAGCACAAATTTGCAGATGATCCGAATACGACATATGTCGCTCTGTGGGACGGAAACGACGACGACGATCACGGAGCAACCCTCGCATGCCATCTCAACGAGCCGGGCCTTACCAACACATTCGAACTATCGCTGTCCGACAAAGCGATTCTCGGCAATCTTGACTCAGTCATAAGAATCGTTCGAGCTGCAGTCATCGCATTCAAACCCGCATACGTCGCCGTCGCGCCGAGAAGCTACGCGGCGCGACAGGTGTTCGATGACAAGCCGGGCGTCGGCTGGATGATCTACTTGCCAACCGTGATCACGCAGCAGCAGGTTCCGGAGGCACGTGAGATTGTTCCAATCCCGGAGACCGGCAAGGCGCAGACCGGCACCGTCATTGTCAGCACTACGGACGCCCCGTTCTCGATGAAGAATCCCGAGCACGTCGAAACGGCAAATCGGATCGAGATCCGTCTCGTCGAGCAAGATCTCCTCCCCACCTTCAAAGATCTGTAAGCGCGATGCCGGCGCGATAGACCGCGCCGGCATCTGCTGTTAGAACAGACCCACGGGCTGCGCCGCGTCATCCCAACTGAAGATGATCAGCTCGTTCCGTTCGACGCCCCGCCCACCGCCGACCGTGTACTGGATCGGCACGGTCTCAATGTGAAACCCGTCGAATACGCGCCGAATGTCCGGGTGATCGTTCAGGCTCACGATCGCCCGGCCCTTGAGTGAACGCAGCCGCTCGGCCATCTTCTCGTACTCCTCGAACGGGAACGCCACGCCGTACCCCTCCGTCTCGTAGTACGGTGGATCCAAATAGAACAGCGTGTGCGGCCGATCGTAACGATCGATGCACGCGGCCCAATCCAAACGCTCCACGAACGTGTTCGCGAGCCGAAGGTGTGCCGCTGACAATTCCTCCTCGATGCGCAACAGATTCAGGCCGGGCGGCGTTGTCGTCGCCGTGCCGAATGACTGCCCTTCCAGCTTCGCACCAAAGCAACTTTTCTGCAGGTAGTAGAACCGCGCCGCACGCTGAATATCGGTGAGGGTTTCCGGGACCGTTTGCTTGAGCCACTCGAATACCTGCCGGCTCGTCAGCGCCCATTTGAACTGCCGCACAAACTCCTCTAGGTGGTGCTGCACAACCCGGTAGAGGTTGACCAGCTCGCCGTTGACGTCGTTGATCACCTCAACCTTTGCCGGCGGGCGCAAGAAGTACAACGCTGCTCCGCCCGCGAACACTTCGACGTAGCAGTCGTGCGTCGGAAAGCGCGGGATGAGATGGTCAGCGAGGCGGCGCTTGCCGCCGATCCACGGAATAATTGGATTTGCCATTGCGAAAGCCGTTATAAACTTGGTGTAGAATCCGGCCCGCCTACGTAGGTAAGCAGGGCCTTGGCCGATTCACTGGCACGTACAGTGGAAAGGCGACCGAGGAATGTGTTGCCGCACGTCCCTCCGTCGCCCTGTTTCATCCAGCGCGTTACGCGCCTTCAAGATTGAGTCCGAGTCCAGCCATACCTACTAAATTTGGTATGTTCATAAATTGCTGGATGGACTATCTTCTATATGGGGATGCCATCCCCAACATAACGCTCCACGTCGTCGTTTGCACGACATGAAACTGTCCTCCCGTCATGAGCGTCACATCGAGGCAGTATTGGCGATATGTTCCGTACAGCTTGTTGAGAGTCATCGTGCGCGAAACTTAACCTTCTGGAGAACAACAATGAGCACCACGATTACCAATGCCGGTTACGGCGTCTGGAACAACACGATTGACGTCACTTCTCAGGTTCAACAACAATACGCAAACGGCACGCGCGTGTTTCTCGCGGGCAATCAATATGGCGACCCGTCCCCTGGAGACCGTAAGTATCTCTACATCTTCTGGACGATCAACAACGGGCCGGCGCAATCGGGCGTGACAGGGGAGAATGACAATCGGGGTATCAGGATCGAATAAGCGCGCCTCACGCGAATCGGTTCGTTAACTCCTCACGAACGAGCCGATTCGCCACCTCCAGCTTGTCGAAATCGCCAACGTTTCATTTCCCACAAATCGGGACGGTTGATCGTGATTACTCAACCACGACACGCCCGCCCTTCATCATTTCACGGCACAGCTTCTGTCGCGCATCCAAAGTTATTTTTTTGAATAATCCGCCGTCGCGACCCGCGCACTTCCCGCACTGACAGTGATATCCGGCGAAACTGCGAACTGTGTGATCAGTGCCGTCTGCTTGTCGGCTCGCGACGACGATCCGAAGAAATATTCCTTCGATCCGATCACCATAGTGATCAGCACGCCGAGCAGCGTGTCGAGCGTGCTCTTCACCACGTCGGGCATCTTGATTTCGCCTATCGCGAGATAGAACTCCAGCCCGATCACCACGAACAGCGCCACGGTATACATGTAGGCAAGATTCCGCGCCGTGTGGTCGTGCTCGGCCGCAGCGTACTGGCGAGCGCTCGCGCGATCGTCGGCCGCGACCTTGTCGGCCTGCACATGAATCCCGGCCATGTTCTCGGCGTGCGTAAAGCCGGCCTGCCGCATCTTCAGCTCGAAGTCCGCGTCGGCCTGCTTCAACGCGAGCAGTTGCTCCGGCGTCATCGGCTGACCGCCGAGCGCCGCCTTCACCGCGTCAACGGATCCGTCGCTAATCCCGAGCTTCTCGGCAATCGTCGACGCCGCCATCGCTGCAACGCCCGGCACCCCGCCCGTCAGCGCCGTGACAAGCCACGGCGCAATCGTCTTCAGCACGTCCAGCATCGTCACACCCCCAACGCGCGGTTGAGCTGCCAGCCATACTCGAATGTCTCGTTCTCCGGCCGGCGCTCGGCCAGCTCAATGTAGAAAACAGACTGCTGGGCGGCGATCATCCCGTACAGCACGCGATGACCATCCGCGCCACGCATTGCGAGGAACGACTTCAACGCAGCGATCGTCATCGGGCCGATACCGCCGTCGACGGCGACGTCCGGGAATGCCTTGCCGTTCTGATTCAGCACGTTCAGCGCCCGCTGCAAAAACTTCACGCCCGTCGCCGGGCCGGCATTCACGCCGATGTCGAACAGCTTCTCGGCGAGCGTCGACGAGATCGCGTCGACCTGGTCGAACTTCGGTCGCGTCCAGTAGCGGGCCTCGTAGATCTCGACCGCCGTCGCACGCGGCATGCTCTGCATCGGCCCCGCGTAGCCGTTCGCGCGGGACTCCGCGGCCGTCACACCCCACATCGTCCCCTCGAGCTTCCCGAGATACCAGTTCCCGCGATCATTCGGATCGTTCGAGAAACCACCCTCGCGCCGGATCAGCGCGTCGATCTTCGCTGCAAGATTCATTGCTTCCCTCCCCGGCCGATGGCCTGTTCCAACACGTCGATGCGTTGTTGCTGAAGTCTGTTCAGCGCATCGCCCTCGTTGATGTGCGTGAAGACCCAGACGATCGAGCCGACGAGAAACGTCTGCACTACGCCTAAGCACACGCCAAGCACCCACATCGCGCCTGTCGCCTTGTTCTTCATTGCGTCGACCTTCCGGTCGACCTCCGCGATCGCGCCGGCCAGCTCGCCGCGAGATCGTTCCTCCGCGCGCGAACGGCTCCAGAGCAACCCGACGTCCTCGCGCACGGTCTCGGCGCGCACCGCCATCTCGGCAAGCCGCCGATCGAGATCCGCGAACGGCTGCACCGACCGCTTGATGTCCTCGACGCTGGACGCAACCGATCGCATCTGCTGTGCCAAGGTCGCCATCTGGACGGCCAGCCCCTCTTGCCTTTCGTCACCCATCAAACCCCCGTTGAAAAAAGAAAAGCCGCCCGAGTTGCCTCGAGGCGGCGGCTAAAAACGACCTGCACGCGCTCTACTTTTGCGGTGCTGGCACAACCAGATCGATCTTCTTCGTCGGCTTCTTGCCGTGGCCGGCCTTCGCCTTCCCCTTGTTGCCCGCGTTCAGTTCCACCGACGTCTCCCAACTGCGGCCGGCGTACGTGTGCTTCACCGACTCGACCAGAAACTCGCCGTCGGCCTCCTGCTTGAAGCCTTTCAGCTTCACCGTCTTCTCGGCCGCGATATCCGTCCGACCACGCATGCGCAGGACGCTCTTCGCCGTATGCCGGTTCAGCTTCTCGAGGCGGGATTTCGCCGCCGCCTTCGCGGCCTCCGGACTGGCGTACGAATGGCGCTCGGTATGAACGGCTGCAGCACCTGGCGGCGCATCCGGATTCGGGATCGTGAGATCGATCTTCTTCCCGGTCTTCGCGTTGTGCACCTTCGCACGCACCGCGACGAAGCTGGCCCGGTCCGGAAACGTGATCTCGTAATCGGCGAGATCCGCCGGCGTCAGCTCGATTGACGGAAGCGTCTTGCCGCTCGCGCTCTTGCCGCCGCCGATCGGCCCGACGATCAGCTTGCCCGCCTTCACCGTCGCGGTCGCGCCGTACTGCCTCGCGATGCGCGTGATGAAGTGCAGGTCGCTTTCGCCGAACTGATCCGCGCGCGGCACGACGGCCTCGACCGAACACGCGGCCGCCCACTTGTTGCGACGCGCGACGTCGCCGACGATGTCGGCCAGCTTGACGTTCGTCCAGCCGCCGTAGCGATGCGTCTTTGACGTCGCCCGCATGTTCGCCGGCTTACCGCGAATGACCATCGTTGCCGGCGGTCCGCGCAGCACGATCTCGTCGATCGCATACTCGCCGAGCATCGACAAGCCCTGCCCCTCCCAACCGAGCGAGATCTTCAGCGTTGCGCCTTTCGGGGGAAAACGCACCTTGCCGTCGCGGTCGTCCAGCTCGATCTCGCAATCGTCCGCCTCGAGGCCGGGTTTGTCGGTCGTCTGGATCCGCAGCACGCGGTCCTGAATGACGCGCGTGATGTCGTCGCCGTTCGCGACGATCTGGAAAATAGCTCGCATCGCTTCCCCCTACGACCACAACTGGATCGGCTCGTCGCGCGGCACATCGAGGTCCGGCATCACGATCAGCACACCGGATCTGAACGGCTGCGCCTCTCGCGCCAGCCCCGGATTCGCGTCGTAGACCGCCTCGACGGTGCCGGACAGCGTCCCGTAGTACTTGTAGCAGAGCGTGTCGAGCACGTCCCCGTCAGAGGTTCTGAGCGTCTTCGCCATAGCGGACAAACTCCAGACTGTAGGTTTGCTTGCGAGGCGCACCATCCGACATGATCGCCTCCTGTTCCTCGTCGACGCCCTGCAGATACCAGCGGCCGAGCACGTCGCCCGTGCCGGCCGTGAGCAGCACCGGCTTCATCTTCGCGCCGATCGCGCGCAGCGTTTCAACCTGCCGGAATCCTGCGCCGAGCGACGGGAAGACGACGCCCGACAACGTGATCGTTTCGCCCCCTCGGCTCACCGCCTGCGCCGCCTCCTCGCGGTTCAGGCGCTCCTGCGACGCGACCTTGTAACGGGTCGAGCGCCGCAGCTTGTCGAACGCCGCAGTCGACAAGCCGAAATGGAACGAGACGCCGTCATCCACCGACAGCGTCAGCAGATGAGGGGTGGAAGACTTTGCGCCATCAAACAGGCCGGAGAAAACCGAGCCGAGACCGGCCGTCTTCGCGAACGACTTCAGCGCCGCCATCGTCTTCTCGCCGACCAACGCAGTGAACTGCGTCTGCACGCCCTTCAATGCACCCATGACGCTCTTTGCGGCCGACCGGATCAGCGGGTGATTCAGCGCTCCCACCATCTTGAGCACGTTGTTCACTGCCGCGCCCGTCGCCGAAAAACTGCGCAGCACGGTGCCGATCTTCGGACTCAGGTCGCCGGCCACGGACAGCAAACTGGTGGCGCCCGACAGCAGCTCCGCCGCCGACTTGAGGTTTCCCGTGGCCAGCTTCGTCAACACGTTGACGGTGTTCTGACTCGCTGCACGGTTCCGGTCGAACACGCGAACCACCTGACGCACGCGCTCGGACGCGATGCTCGCCTGCGTCGCCGCCTTCGTCACGCTCGATACAAAATCCATGCGATTTCCCCCTTACAGATGCGGCGCGTCGAACATCGCCGACCGATTGCTTTTCTCGAGCGACTCCGACATGGCCCGCTGGAGCTGCGGATTGAGCTGCGCGAGCAGCTTGTCCGCGATCTGAGCGTCGGCAACGCCTTCCACCTTGACGTTGAATGTCGGCGAGAACTGATTCTGCTGTTCCACCTTGAACGGCCGGGCCTGCGGCGAATCCGGATTCGCCGCCGACGCCGCCTTCGCTGCCGCTTTTGCTGCGTCGCTCTCCTCGTCCTTCTTCCCCATCGTCCACCGCGCGAGGGTGGCAAATAACTTTTGCCCGGCGAACGTACCGATTGCCCCGCCCACGACACCGCCAACCGCTGCGCCGATCGGACCGCCGGCAAACATACCGATCCCCGCACCGAGCTTCGCGCCGGCAAAACCGCCGGCCAGACTGCCACCGATGCCCGCGAATCCCTCGACCTTCTGCGCGGTCGTGTCGTCGCCCTGCGCAACCGCGTATGCGTTCTTCGCGGCCAATCCGATCTTCAGCAGGGTGGCGGCAATGGCGATCTTCCCGGCGTACGGCGCAATGCGTCCGGCAACGCGACGTAGCGCCGCGAGTGCTCGCCCCCAGCGGCCACGCGGAGGAGGAGGTGGCGGACCCGGCGGCCCGCCCCCAGGACCACCTCCGGGACCGCCACCGCCAAAATCTCCCGGGCCACCCGCCCCTCCACCACCCGGGAAGTTGACGACGAACACGCGCTGGACACCGCCGGCCGCCCCGCCCAACGGGTCGAACCCGGGACCGCCACCTCCACCGCCCGCTCCGCCACCACCGGGCCGCACCCTGGTGCCGCGAGAGAGCCAGCGCCCGCGCGCCATGTCGAACAGGCCTCGACCGATGTTCCCCACCGCACGCGCTCCGCGATACGCGACCGCAGCACCGATGACGCCCACGACAGCAGCAGCCGTCTTGGGCGACGCATCGACCGCTTCGTGAACCTTCTCGCCGGCCTTCTTTGCACCCTTGCCGGCGAGATCCGTAATCGGCCGCAGGGCGTCGCCAATGCTGCGCATCGCGTCGTCCCACTGCTGCAGCACTTCGCTCCAGATCTGCTTCGAGGTCGCTCGCCGGTCGGCGAGATCCTTTTCGATTTCGCCGCTTGCCTGCGCCCCATTGCGCTTCAGGTTCTGATACAGCTCGGCGTTCTGCATATAGGCGGTCAACGCGGCCTTGACCTGCATGTCATTGAACAGGTCGCCGGTCTTCATTGTGTCCTCGAAGGCCCGCATCTGCGCCTGCCGCTTCGCCGGATCCAGCTCCGTGTTCAGTTGCTTCGCCACAGCCGCAAGCTGCGCGGCCTTCTTCGGATCGACACGCTCGATGTACGCCCGCGCGAGCACGAACGATGCCTCGAGCGTCGACCAACCCTTGCTGATCGCCTCCTTCATCTTGGCCTCGTAATCGACGCCGGCTTTCTTGTAGTTGTTCGCGGTTTCTCCCGAACCGATCTTCGAGAACCAGTTCTTCAGGTTGTTCGCCGCCTCGTCGGCATTGCCCGCCGTCTTCATCTGGACCTGCAGCATCGCGCCGAGCTGCGTCACGGAATCCTGCCCGGTGATACCGATCTTCTTCATTTCCGCCAGCAGCACCGGGAACCACCGCGCCATGTCGGCCGATTCAAACGAACCCTCCTTGCCGAGGTAGGCGATCGCCTCGAGCGCCTTCATCATCGCCTTGGGATCGGTGATGTTCGCGTTCTGCTGCAGCGCCTGAATCATTTGCGCGGTTTCGACGCTCGACGCGCCCTGACCGATCGAGAATTTCGCAACGGCCGGTCCGAAGTTGAGCGCGCGATCGACGTCCATCCCGCCCGCAACCATCTGGTTTACCGCATCGGCCAGCTCGTTGCGCTTCATCCCGTTTGCCAGCGCGTCGCGTCGGATCCGATCCGACATCGCGCTTTCCTGCGCCGTGCGCGCGATGCCCGCCTTGATCGCAATATCACGGATGATCGCCTGATATTGCGCGGACACGACGGCCGGAATTGCGACAGCCGCCCCGAGCTTCGCCGAGTCGGCGGCGGCATTGCGCATGCCCTCCATACCCGCATTAAACCGTTCATGCCCGCGCGCACGCAGTTCCAGCCCGCGAATCGTGCGTCCGAGTCGCGCGTACGCCCGATCGAGCCGATCCACCTCGAACCCGGCCGCACGCAGCGCGCTCAGGTTCGTTTCCAGCCTGCGCCGGATCCCTTCAGCTGCGCTATCGCCGGCCAGGTGCAGCCGGCGAAACTCGGCCTGCAACCGGATGGTCTCGCCAATCTGCCGTTGCCACATGCCGCGCTCGGTCGCGGCCCTGCGCAACCCTGCGATCCGTGAGCTTGTGTCAGCGAGCGCCCTGCCAAGCGTCGCCGACACGGCACCGCCGATCACGATGCCAAGTGAAATATCCCGTGCCATGTCGGCCTCCGCTCAATCCCTGCTCAGTCTGTTAGCCACCACACCACATCGTCGAGCGTCATGTCGTCAACCGACTGCGGCGTCGCGCTGAACTCCCGCATCATCCGTTTTGCCAGCGCCTTCACGGTCGCGATTGGAAGTCGGACGAGCGGATCGAAAGGAGCTGTACGCACGCTGCATGGCCTCGTAATCGGCCATGTCCATCGCTTCCATGTCGTCGGGAGCCACATCCGCGAGCAGCGCGAACAGGATGATTTCTTCTTGCGCGTCGTCGCCGCCCGCCTGCTTGCTCGCGGTGCGAACATCGCGCACCTTCGGCCGGCGCATCACCAGTTCGTCACGGACCACACCGTCGAATTTGACCGGATACTGCAACTTGATTTTGGTGGTTTCCATCATGTGCCTCAAATGAAATGAGGCGACCGCATGGCCGCCCCGTGGATGGTGAAAAAGTAACTTTGGCCGTCACGCCGGCCGGCGTCACATGCCGAGCGCCTTGCGCACGTCGGCCAACTGGTCGACTCCATCGATCACGCGGATCATGTTGAGCACGTCGATTTCGTGGATCACTGCGCCGTCGATCTCGGCCTTGTAGTAGCTCAGTTCCGCCGTGTACTTGACCTCGGATTTTTCGCCGGGCTTCCAGCTGCCGGGATCGTATTCGGACAGCATGCCGCGCATGATGATCGCCACTGCCTTCGTCTTGCCTTGGGTGTCGCGAAACGCGCCGCGAAACGTCGCGTTGAACGCGTTACCATCCGCCAAACCGAAGAACTTCAGCACGTCACGCTCGATCGTCCCCATGGTGAACGATGCTTGCATTGCCTCCATGCCTTGGTCCACCTTGACGGGCGCATCCATGCCGCCCGCGCGATAGTCCTCGGTCTTGATCTTCAGCTTCGGCGGCGACACTTCCGGCGTACGCTTCAGAAAGCCGCGACCATCGACGTACATACCCAAGTTGTAAAGTGTTTCTGGAACCATGTGTCACCTCTTACGATTGCGTGTCGAGCACTTCCGTCAGCCACTGATTCGTGACCTCGAAGCGGAAGATCGGGTTTTCAGCCGGCGGCACGTCGGTGAACCGGATATTCCAGTACACCTTGCCCTGCTCGAGCTGCGATGCCGTGTTGAGCTGCGGATCCGCGTAGACCTCGAAATTGATGATCGCGCCCTGTCGCCGCAAATCGCGCATGAACGCCTGCAGGCCCTCGGTCACGTCCTTCACGTACGTCGCCGTGATGCCGCGATCGACCGCCCACTTGTGGCCGGCCTGCACGGCGTCCATGACAATGTCGAGGGTCCGCACGCGCGTGACAAATGCCCATTTCGGATCCGCCGACAGCGTGCGGTTGCCCCACAGTCGATAACCGCCGTCGCGAATGATCGTCGTGATCTTCGAGTTGTTCAGCAGGTTCGCGCGGCACGTCTCGTCGCCGTCGAGAAATTCGATCGGGCGCTTCGTGCCGCTGATGCCGACGATCTCCTTGTTCGACGGCGACGCCCAGAAGCCGATCGCCGCGTCGGTCTGACAGAACAGCCCGGCCGCGTATGCCGATGCCGGCGCGTCGACGTCGGCGTTCGCTGCCGTGTCCCAATACCGCACGCCGGGATCGACCATGTACAGGCGCTTGCTGCCGAAGTTTTTCGCGTACGCGATCGCGTCCTCGTCGGTCTTGTTCGGCCCGTCGATGATCGCGATCGCGCGCAGCTTCGCGGCGAGCGAATCCGCCGCTGTGGCGACCGGTTGCTTGGCCGTGTGTCCAGGTGCGATGAGCAGCCGCGGTTGCAGATCGAACAGCGATTTGCCGTCAACTAGCGCCTGCATCCCGGTACGTGCGCCGCCGGCCGTGACGCCGCCGATCACGGCCGACGTCAGCTCGGCGTCGTCCTGATTGGCAGCGACGCCGACTGCGACCATGACCGTCTTGCTCTGCCTGTAGATGCCTTGAATCGATCGCGTGATTGCGCTCGTCTCGCCGAATGCGGCGACCGCGTCATATTCGCTCGTGATGCGGACAGGCACGTTGGGTGCGACGAGACCCGCGCCCGGTGTGTAGGTGTCGACGATGCCGACGACAGACGTCGACGGCACCGCGATCGTGCGCGGGCCGGTATCGACCAGTACGGTTGTTACACCGTGAAAGAAGGAAGTAGCAGCCATTCAGGCCTCCGAGAAAGCCACAAAGAAAAGGGGCCGCTCGTTTTGAGCGGCCCCGCATTGCGAGTGATTGAAAGCGCGCGTCAGGCGGGCGCGATGCCCTGTTCGCTGACGAACGGCGGTGGTGATGGCAGCGTGACATCGGGCCAGTTCGGCATTGAGCTGCATTCCCGCAACGACTGGCGATACCCGAGCAGCATCACGAATTGATCGGCCGTCAGGGTCGTCCCGTTGCCAAGCAACTTTTCGTCCTGATGTCGCGCGACAAGCCAGTCTGTCGCACCGAGCGCCGAGTCGCGCTCCGCACGCTTGGCGCTGGCGATTTCCGCTCGAGTCGGCGGCGGTGGGTCGATCGCGACGGGTTTCCCGGTGCTGTCGACCACAAGGCGCTTGCCAGTCGCCTGCGCGTTGATGAGATCGAGCCACCGCTCGCTGCTGATGTCGACGACACGCACCCCGGGCGGAACGGGGCTGTCGGCGCTGTCGTAGAACGCGGTAATGTCGCCTTGCGCATTGAAGGCTGCGAATTTTTGACCCATGTTTTTTTCTCGATCAGTAGCCGATTGCGACCCAACGCAGAGTGCCCGTCGTATAAGAAGACCCGCCGGAAACACCTACGATCAGGTTGAATTGCGTCTTGCTACTCCACCTGGCCCCACCGCAATACAGCAATTCCCCGGTGTCTGACGCAACTACTTGAAGAATGGCGTTCGGCATAGCGAGCGGAAGCGTGACAACAGTTCCGGTCGAATTCCCGCTCCCCCCAGTCATGCCCCACTGGATAATCAGCCCGCTCGGCAGCTTCTGGTAGCCATTGGTGGTGAGAACCGCGCCAAATGCACCGTTATTGAGTGTCATGAGAGGAGAGCCCGCGACCACTTCCCACGCGACCATCGCCGTGACAATGCACCAGTCGCCGGTCTGAAGCGTGACGCCGGTTGCATTTCCGACCAGAGAGCCATTCTGTGCCGCACTCGGCCCGAAGATTAAGTCGGCTCCCTGACGAGAAATCGTCATAGTCGGCCCGGCATTGATAAACAAAAACGACGCGCCCGGCTGTACAGACGAGAATAGCGGAAGCGTGACACTTGCCCCGGTGTTGAGCGTAAACGCTTTGCCCGCATCAGCTGCGGTCAGCGTTACGGCCGATGACACGCTCGCGATGGCTTGGAAGTTGCCCAAAGCGCGCTGTACCGCTGCCATCGTCGCCAGCTTGGTGCTGCTGTCGAACTGCGGCGGCGTCGGCCCCTTCGGCGTTCCCGTGAAAGCCGGCGAGTCGATCGCCGACTTCTTCGCAAGCTCATTCGTGATGGTCGTCGCGAAATTCGGATCGTTGCCGAGCGCATCCGCCAGTTCCTTCAGCGTATCGAGCGCGGCCGGCGACTGACCAACCAACTCGGCAAGCCGCTGTGCGAGGTCAGCCTTTGTCGCGTATTGCGGGTGCGGATCGGCCGCGTTCGCGTGCGCGTCCAAGTTACTTTGGCCGGCCTCAGCCAACCTCTTGAGGAACCGCGTCCGGTTTGCGAGCTGCTTTGCCTGCAAATTGTCGATGCCGTCCGGGCCACCGATGACCGGATCCGACGTCTCAAGCTGGTAAATGCCGTCTTCCCAACGGTCACTTTCAATGAGATTGCTCATGCAATGCTCCCTCTGCTGTACTGTCCATCTCGCCGCGCGACACCGTTGTGGCGGATCGGCACGGCGGAGTAATCGAGCGATACAAGCTGACTCCGCGCGGGTGCATAGCGCTCGATCGCCTTCCAGAGCCGGTCCGCCTGATCACGCGTGATGTGCTGATCGAGCTTCACGATGTACTCGGCCCACGCGCTCGCCTTGCCGTGCACCTGCTCCCCGTTCCGCACGATCGTGCCGTCACGACGGCGACCGCTACGCCCCTCGATGATCGTCACTTCACCGAAGCCGAACCGACGAATCACCTCGCGAACCGCCCAAGGCGTCCCCTTCTTCCGATGCAGCGCCATCGATCCCCTGATCAGCGCGCGTCGTGCGTCCTCCGATTCCGCCAGCTCCCAACCGTCGACGGCGAGCGCCCACGCAAGCCACGGCAGCCACGCGGCCGGACAGCGATCGGCATCCCACAACGTGCGCAGGATCTCGGGATCCACGCTCGGCCGCATCATCTGCGCGAGCGCGGCTTCAAGCGGCGTCTGATTCGCCGGAAGTAGTGGCTCACGCTTCATCGGCCTTCACCTCGACACGAATGCCCGTGCAGTGCGCAAACTCGCGCGGGCCGCACACGACGTTGTCGACGGGCGTCGACAAATCGAGACCCGTCACACCGCTATCCGGTGCATGCAACGCCCCTTCGATCGCGGATCGCGGCATGCCAGCACGCAGCCGGCGCGATTTCGCGACGACGCCGTCGAGCACTTTGCGCCGCGCGTCACGAACCACATTCGGATCCGGACCGCTTCCGACATAGATCAGCGCATCGATCGCGTACTCGATCTTGATCGCAGGCTCGACCAGCACCGTATCGTTAAGCGGACGCACCGTCTCGGGCGAGACCTTCGCGCGGACGATGTCGATCAGCGCCTGATCTGGCACGCCGTCCCCCTTCGCCGACATGACGGTCAACCGCACCGTTCCCGGTTCGGGTCGATCCACCGCGACGTCGAGCACGTCGGCCGAGGCGTCCATCGCGAGCGACCGGTACGCGGCAAACGGGCCGGCAACGGTCGCTCGCTCTGGCGACAATTGGGCGCGAAGCTTCAAGCGCTCGTCCGACTCCATTCGCTGCGGAATCGGCGGGTCGGCATTCGGGTCACCCTGATCGACCACCGCCCGCTCGGTATCCAACAGCACCGCCAGATGCTCCAGGTCAGCACCCGTCGCGAAAGCGAGCATCGCCGCCCGTGCCGCGTCGTTCACGCGCGTGCGGAAACGAATCTCCTCGTAAGCGGCCAGCTCGAGCAGCTTCACCACCGGATCCGATTCCAGCGCGGCCGTCCAGTCCGGATAGATCGCCTTGAAATGCTCAAGCTTCATCTGGTACGCCGCCTCGAAGTCGAGCAGTTCGACAAGATCGGGCGGATCCAGCGAAGCAAGATCGATGATCGTCATGTTGGCACCTCGATTTCAACGGCCGCGCCGTCGTACTCGCCGCGAATCACGAACGTCACCTTGCCATCGACAACCGACAGCACTTTGACCTGCGCGAGCCTGATGCGCGGCTCCCATCGTCCGATCGCACGCGCGGCCTCGGCTTGCGCGGCGGACACCCATCCGCGCGTAATCGGAAGGTCGACCATCAGCGGGATGTCCGATCCGTACTCGGGACGCTCGCGGCGGCTTCCCTTGCGCGTGCCGAGAATGTCGGCAATGCTCTGTATCAGGTGTGGGACGCCGCTGATCGGCTGCCCGGTCCACCTGTCCATGCCGACCAGCGATCCGGACCTGCTCATCCGCGCTCCGCGAGCCGCTTGTAATCCGGATTCGCGTCGAGATAGGCGATATGCGCGGCGGTCGTCGCGACGACTTCGCCGGCAGTAACATGCAGCACGTCGCCGCCCGGAAACACGATCACGCGACTGCGGAACTTCGTGTCGAGATACGTCGCGCGGGTCGGTGCGTCGCGAGTTGCAGCCTGTGCATTGTCTTTTGCCATCTGTGATCCCCAAAAAACGAAGCCCCGCAGAAGCGGGGCCAAAGTGACTTTGCGAATGGACTCGTTACAGCGGCGGCGATACCGGCGCACCGTCGCCCTGTTCCATGTGCGAGTGCCGCAGGTACGATTTGCCGCCGATATCGACGTCGCCCGTATAGCGTGCACCGCCGTTCACCTGGACAGCCGGGCCGCCAGCAACGCCGCCCTTGCCCTGCATCCCGCCGTTGAACGTCAGCAGCTTCTCAGTCGTCATGTTCCCGGTGAACGTCGAATCCGGGATATCGCCGAGCAGCTGCTGCGTGCGCAGCGTCACGCCGTCCGCGCGCAGCTCCAGCTCGGTGCCGCCGATGCGAAACACGATCCTGCCGCCAGCCGGCACATCAACGCGGTATTCGTGTTTCTCGTGGTCGTACACCTCCGACGCGCCGTCCGGATAGTCCCACGCGGTTTCAGCCGGACTGGTCCGCGCCGAGCCGCCGTGCTGGTCCGAGTAGTAGCCGGGGATCGCATATGCGCCGGCCAGATCGCCGGACGGCGCGACCATCGTCGCCTGCTCGCCCACGGACGGCGGGCGCCAGAAGCGCACTGCGCCCGCAGCAGCCGTCTTCCACGGCATCCAGTCGCTGACCCATGCGCCGATGCGAACGCGGCACATCGGCGGCTGGTAGGTGACGCCCTCGACGGTGCCGTGTTGCACCATGCACGCCATACGGCGATCGATCTCGCCCAGCGCGTAATCGCTCATGCGCTTGCCCCCTGTTCATCCGCCGGATCCCAATACTGCCCTTCACTGCCGTGGCCAACGTCGGGATCGACGCCCCACAGAATCATCGGCCCGTCCGGGATTTCGCCCAGCGCCATGCCGAGACCGAATTCGTGCGTCCATTCGACGAGCCACACGCAATACGTGTCGAGCTGCGGGCGGAATGGATCCTCCGCAACCTGCACCACTTTGCCGGGCGTGATTGGCAGATCCCACGTCTGCATGTGCACCGCCATCGCGACGCGGGCCGCGACCTCACGCACGGCCAGTTCCGCCCCCTCGTCGATCGGATCGAAGACGATGCGCGCCTGCATGCGCGCGATCAGCGGCACGTCGTCGGTTCCATCGTCGTGACCGGGTTCGAACTCGCTCAGTTCGATCGCGATCAACGGCGTTTCGATCTTCTGACCGAGACGCGGGTACGCCTCGATCCGCTTCATCGCGGGCAGTTTGACGCGCAGCCCCTGTTCTATCGCGTCGTGTAACTGTTTCAGGTTCTCAAGCACGTCGTATCGCCTTCAGTAGTTCGTAGTTCACCTCCTGCTGGAGGATCACCAACAACCTGTCTTCGCACGCCTTCGCAGCACGTCGGAATGCCGGATCGCCCGTCTGCTGCCATTGAACCGTCACCATCCGGTACGGCATGCGTTCCTTGCCGACGCGCTCGTAGATCGGCCCATCCGGCTGGCGCTTCGATTGCCGCCACGCCCCCTCGAAGCTCTGGCGCCCTACGCGCATACCCTTGCGCGTCTTCATCGCATTGCCGAGACGATGCGCCTCGATGGGGTTCAGGCCGAGCCAGACCTTGCCGGCATCGGCCGACCGCAGGAAGAAGTAGATCCGGCGACGGATCACCTTCTGCGGGATCTTCGTCGCCGCCCCGACTTCCTTCGCGGTCTGGCTCTTGATCCACCCTGCCGTCTTGCGCAACGTGCGCCGCCACGCGGCCCGCATCGCAGACGATGACAGCCCTTGCAAAACGGCCGTCACCTCGTTGATGTTGATCTCGATTTTTACGTCGTCCATATGCGCTACTGGAGAATGAGGATCGTCCAGCCCGTGCCGTCCGGCTGCGCCTCGAGCACGCGATACCGTTCGCCGTTCGCGACCAGGACGCTTCCCTGCCGGACCGCGACTGCAGCGCCGTCCTGAAGATGGAACACTGGCGCGACCAGTTGCGTGCGCTGGCTGCCGAGATCCGGCCCGAGCCACGGCGATGCGAACATGCCCTCGACGGGCCGGCCGTCGATCGTGATATCCGCATCGCCGAGATCGCGCAGCACGGCCGAGTCGACGTCCGCGATCAGATCCCGAAACGCCATGTCAGGCCTTCAGACGGATACACGCACGCGGGCGCGTGCACAGGTGGATCGGGTTCGACTGCGCCTCGATCTCGACACCCTTGTTGAACGGCATCAGTTCCTGCCGCGCGTAGTACGGCAAGCCGATCGTATTCACGGCGTCCGTGTAGTCGCCCGGCGCGAAGCGCGAGATGAACAAATCCGGCACACCCTCGGGCACCGCATACGCCTCGTCGGGACCGACGAACGGGACACCGCCCACGGCACCGCGATACCGCTCGAACACGATGCCGTCCAGCTCGATCGAACCGCGCGGATCGCCACGCAGCGCGGCGGCTGCCGCCGTGTTCAGGAACGTTTCCTTGACGGTCGGCAACGTCAGCAGCTTGCGCCAGAAGTTGCTGCCGCAGAACGCGCGCGCACCCGTGAACGGCACATTGCCGAGCGCGTCCTCGATCGCTTCGAGCGTGTCTTCGTTCTTGATCCGGATCTCGGTCTTCGGGTTCGACAGCTCGTATTCGACGACCTGCTGCTTAATGCCGAAACTGTCGAGCAGGTTCGCGACGACGCGCTTGCCGTCCGCGTCGAGGATCACGCCGCGAATCGCGCCGAGCCGGTGAAATTCGTGCGTCGCGTCGAGCATGCGCCGCATCTTCGCCAAGCGACGGTTGACATAGTTCTGCAGCGTTTCCAGTTCACTATCCGAGCCGAACGCGCGCAGATTCTGGATCTCGTCGGCCTTGATCGCCGCACGCTGCGGCAGGTGCACCGTGTTGAACGGGATCAGGTTCGGCTTGCTGCCGGCCACGTTCGGCGCAGGCGTGCCGCGTTCCCCTGCTGCAACGAGCGCCAGCTTGTCGCCGTCGCGCTCGATCTGCACGACGGTCGTCGTGATGCCTTCCTCGTCGAACATCCCCGTCGAACTGATTCGACCGGGCACGTATTCCTGCTCGTTGATCGCCGCGGTCATGGACGACAGCGAGAAGGCGTCGTCGTTGAAGAGATTGATGTCTGCCATATCTGTTCCTGAAATACAAAAGGCCGCGCATCGGCGCGGCCTTCGGATGGATGGGTTCCGCTTCGGTCAGCGGATGACGATGTGATGCGATGCGAGATCGTCGCGGCCGGCGGCATCCAGTCCGGTCAGCAATCGTCCGTCGACCTCGGCCAGCCGCATGATCGCGACGCCGCGACGCGCGACGCCCGACTCATGCAGCGGGGCGTACAGGATGCCGACCGCGACCTCCGCGCCATCCTTGCCGGCGTTGTCGTAGGGCGCGTACTCGCCCGTCGTGATCGCGCCGAGCAGCGTGCCGGCAGCGAGCGCGGGGCCGGCCGCCACCGTGACCGCATCGCGCGAGATCGCGCCCGGCCCTTCGGAGATCAGGAATTCACCGGGCAAGGTGCCCATCGTCTTGATATTCGACATTCAGCGCTCCTTTCAGCGTTGAGAAGTTGCATTCGCCACGCGGCGGGCCGCGTAGATGTCCGAGGACCGCACCGTGCGACCACTCGCCTGCGGAATCGGCGTCGACGTCGGGTCCAGCCGTCCGTTCACGGGCTGCTGCGACGCCGTCATGCGCTCGAACAACCGTGCACGCGCCTGGTCCGGCGTCAGACCGCTCGCCACGAACTGCGCGGCCAGGTCCATCTGATTCGCCGCGAGACAGATCCCCGCGATGTCCGTCGCGTTCTGGATCGCGCGATCGACCGTGTCGCGATCACGCAGGCCTGTCGCAGCGATCACGCCCTCCGCGCAGTCGCTCAGGTTCGCTTCGCGCAACATGTTGAATACGTGCGTGGCGAGCGCTCCGACGTCGGGGACAATCGGTGCGGACGGCGCTGGCGGCTCGGGAGGCGGTGCCGGCGGCTCAGGGACCGGCGCGGGGGGATCGCCAGCCGCGTCGATCGCCGCCTGGACAACATCCGGCACCGACGAGAAACGTGCGAGCAGCGGCGCAGCGTTCGCCGACGCCGCCAGCTTCACCGGGGCCTCGATCGTGTCGCAGAAACCCTTCTCCTTCGCCTGCGCGGCCGTCAGCCACGTTTCCGCGTCCATCATCGCGCCCACCTCGTCTTCCGACAGGCCGCTACGACTGACGTACGCCGCGAGAATGCCGGCGCTGGCGTTGTCGAGCAGGTCCGCGATGCGTCGGAAGTCGCCGGCCTCACCCGCCGCGATCGTGTGCGGATGGTGAATCATCAGCATCGCGTTTTCCGGCATCTCGATCTCGTCGCATGCCATCAGCACCAGCGACGCGGCCGACGCCGCGATCCCGTCGACGCGCCCCTTCACCTTGCCTTCGTAGCGCCGCAGCGCGTTGTAGATGGTGAAGGCGTCGAACACGTCACCGCCCATCGAATTGATCGCGACGATGATCGACGATGCGCCCGCTGCGGCCGCGTCGAGCTGCGAAATAAATCGCTCCGCGTCGACGCCCCAAAAACCGATCTCGCTGTAGATCCGGATCTCGGCCACCTTGCCGCCATCCGCGCTCGCCTGCGCACGGATGTCCCACCACTTCCGATTACGTTTCACCTTCACCTCCCGTCATGTCCGGCCCGCTGTCGGCAGGCACCTGTGTGTCATAGCGAAGCCCGAGCCGCTGCTCGCGCGCCTGATCGGCCGCATTCTCGACGTCCACCTGCTCGGGGTCGTCGCCTCGGGCCAGCACTGCGCCCGTCCGGCTCGCCAGCCCTGCCCGGATCTCCATCCGTTTCGCCGTGACGTCTTGCACCGGATGGATGTACGGCCAGCCCTGCGGCACCCATCGCACGCGCAGGTAATCTCGGCGCGTACGGTAGTAGTCCGGCATCGGCATCGCGCCCGACAGCGCGCACGCGTCGACCCACCAGCGCCATACGGGCCGGCAGAACTGGTGGATAAACACGTTCCACTGAAGCTGCTCAACCGAGCGGCGAAATTCGTTCAGGATCACGCGCAGCACGCGGTCGCTGACGTCGCGCAGATCACCGGTTAGCACTTCGTACGGCATGCCGACAGAAGCCGCTGCCGCCATCAGTTGCTGGCGCATGAACGGTGCATAGTCGTTGCCCGCGCCCGGCGGGGCCGCAAACCTCACGTCCTCGCCCGGCGCCAGTTCCTGCATGCCGCCCGGTTCAAGCGACACGACCGGCGAGAAGCCGTCGACATCGGTCTCGATCGGCCCGCCCGTCACCGGATCACCGAGCGGCCCCAGCTCGGCGTGCGGCTTCACGATGAATCCCGCAAACAGGTTGCTGACCTCCTGTCGGAACAGCACGGCATCGTCGAAATTGTCGAGCGAGTGCAGCCGCAGCAGCACGGTCGACAACTCGGGCACGCCGCGCACCTGCCCGGGCCGCAACGCGAGGAAAACGTGCGCGATCTCGTCGGCCGGCACGCGGACCGTCTGCGTGCTGTCGACGCTCGCGCGGTTGTACTCGCCGGGGTGTCGACGCAGCAGGTGATACGCGACGCGTCGGCCCTCGTCGTCGTACTCGACGCCGTTCACGATCTCACCACCCGGCACCCGTTCGTTCTTGCAGACAGGCAACAGGTCGCCTTCGAGGAGCTGGATCTGCATCGGCACGGCCAGCCCGTCGCGACGATTGCGGAGCCGCCGTCGCACCAGCACCTCGCCATCGCCGAAGAAAGTGCGGGCTGCCAGCGTCTGCAGGCCAGCCCAATCGGCCACGCCGTCCGCGTCGATCTCCTCGCCGGTTTCGTCCCAAAGTTGCTTTTGGCGCTTGCGGGTCGCGTCGTCCGGATGCTGCGGATGCGCCTGAATGCCCGAGCCGATCGTGTTGGAGACGAGGCGCGCGATGGCGGTCTTCGCCCATGGGTCGTTCCGGATCGCGTCGCGCGCGCGGTGCCGCAGCAGCGGCAAGTTCTGCACCGCCGCTGCATTCGGCCCCGCACCGGACACCTTCCACGACTTCGCCCGCGCCCCACCCGTGCTCGCCGACTCGTATGCCGCCGCCTTCAGCCGGGTCGGCACGACGAAGCCACGCTGCGACAGCATCGGATAGGTTCGGCTCATCGCACCCCCTTGCCGGCGTGTCGCAGACGCACCATGCGCGACCGGCCGCTCGCACCATCGAGCGCACGGATGATCTCGGTCTGCGCCGCGCGCAGCTCGTCAATCGAGCGATACCGCACGCGACGGTCGGCGTACTGCACCTCCATCTCGCCCTTGGCGATCGCCGACTGGATACGCTCCAGATCCTGTTTTGTGTATGCCATGCGATTCCTTCGTTTAGCGGCGCTTCAGATACGTCGAGCGCCCAACGCGACGGCCCTGAATGCGCGAAACCCCGCTCGGAGGCGGGGTTTCGATTGGTTTCGCGACCGGCTGCACCGGCTCGGTCGGCTGCGGCGGATCTACATCTGTCCGCTCGGCCGGCAACGTGTCGATCGGCAACGCGGACGGCAGCGCTTCCAGTATCGGCACGGCTTCGAACAACGACACCTGCGACACGCGCACCTGCTCGACGCGCCAGTGCGCCTCGGTCATCAAGTGCGTCTTGACGCTGCGCGCCGCGTGCAGCGCGTAAACCTCGCAGTCGAGCGCTTCGTTACGCCCGCCGGCCTTCTTCTGCCAGACGCGCTTCGTACCGGTGCGGCCCGGCACCTTGACCTCGGCCGTCACCTGCGCGAGATAGTCGGAACGCACGCCGACGTACCAGTGCATGCGCCCCGGTCCGTCGCCGTCGAGCTTCAGCCGGTTGTCGAGAATCAGGTCTTTCGCCTTGCTAACCCCGACCATGTACGGACGCAGCCCGTACTTCGCCGCCTTGCTGTTGTTGCGCGTCGAATCGACCGACGCCTTCGGCACGCTGAAAATCTCCGCGTTGACCTCGGTACTACCCTTGATCGCCAACACGTTCAGTCCAGCTCTCTGCGCGGCACGCACATATTTGTATACGGCGTCCGACGTCGAGCCGTCCGACGAGTCGATCGACGTCGCCCGAATCCGCAGCATGCCGCCGCTTTCGTGTCGGTAGCCGTGCGTCAGCAGCGCGGTCAACGCGCCCCATACACCGCCCGACAGCGGATCGGCTTCTTGATGCAGCACGTTGCCGTGAATCTCGTCCCACACGACGAGCCAACTTTCCTCGCCCCGCCCCCATGCGCGCAGGATGATCGCGAGCCGGTCGTGCTGGACGTCAACGCCGAGCGTCAGCAACAGACCACCGGCCGGCACCATGAATGCCGCGTACGGCATCGCACGCTCGGCCAGCACGTCCAGCTCGGGCAGATCGCTCTTGTACTTGTACGCGCGCCCCTGCGAATTGTTCACGAACGCACGCATCTTCGTGTCGTCGCCCTCGCGCAGCGCTTTCTCGGCCGTCAGCCACTTCTTGACCAGCTCGGCCATGCGCGAGCCGGGGAACGGCGACACCAGCTCGTTCAGCCGGAAGCCGGCGACGCCATGAAACGACGCCGTCGCGACCCATCGCCCGTGCCGGACCGCGCGCATACGCGCCGAGTCATCCCACAACGAGCCGCAATGCGGGCACGTGTAGCGGGCCGACTCGGGTCGTGCTCGGCCGAACACCTCATGCGCCACCTCGGCATCCTCACTCCAGGTCACGTTCTCCCATGCCAGTTCATGCTCCTCGCCGCAATCGGGGCACGGGACCAGATAGACACGCTGATCCGACGTCAGATACGCCTGTTGGATACGCGAGAAGCCGTCGATGGTCGGCGTGCCGCCAAAAATGACTTTGCGCCGGCTATCCGAATAGCTCTTGTTCCGTTCTTCCAGCAGCGTGATCGAATCGCCCTGCTCGCGCACGTTCGTGTTCGCGTCGTCCGGTTCCTCGACCGCGACGATCGGGGCCGGCGTCGACTTCACGTCGTCCGGCGCGTTCGACGTGATGAACTTCAGGAAACCACGCGGGAACGTCTTGTGATCCCACAGGTTGTTCTTGTCACGCGCCGCGTGCACGGGCAATTTCGCCGACAGGCGGGGCGTTACCTCGACCATCGGCTCAAATTTTTCGAGGTTGAACTTCTTCGCGGACTTCTCTTTCGCGAACATGACGATCATCGGGCACGGGTCGACGTCGATCCGCTTGCCGATGTAGTTCAGCAACACGCCGTCCGTCCACGCGACCTGCGCGGACTTCATGCACACGATTTTCTGCACGGTCGGATCGTCCAGCGCGTCGTGCATGCCGAAAACCCATGGCGTGATGTTCGGGTTATAGCGGCCCGGCGTCGCCGTCGCCTTCGCGCTCATCCTCCGATGCTTGCGCGCCCATTCCGTCGTCCCGATCCGCTCGGGCGGACACAGTAGCTGAGCGATCCGGCGAATCACTGCCCGGACCGTCTGCGTCGTATTCAGAAAGCTGCTGAAGGCATCCATAGACATGCTCGTTCAACCATTCGACGTCGACCTCGACGCCGTACAGTGTGCGTAGCTCCTGCACCAGCTTGTCGGGCAGCGCCAGCAATTCCGTTTGAAATGCGCCGACCATCTGGCCGTACGCCTGTTCGAGCTGCGCCGCGTTGACGAGCTGGCCCTTCTTCTCCGCCAGCGTCAGCAGCTTGATCTCGCGATCGACGCGCTCGGTCATCGCGCGTTCGGCGACGAGATCGATGCCGGTCTCGCTCGCGCGGCCTGCAGCGATCTCGCGTAGGTGGCGAATGTATGCGATGCGGATCTCGTCGATCGACGCCGCACGGTAATCGAGCCGAACCTTGTCGACGAACCGCGAAACGGCCGACTGATCAAGGTCCAAATGCTCGGCGATCTGCTGCTGAGTCGGCATGAATATGACCCCCTATGGAAGCTCGCCAGTAGAGAAAAAACGCGGGTGCGAGCCCCCGCGTGTTGGCTCGCACGTAGGGTCCCCACCTGCTCAAAAAATAGGCAGACCCGCACCTTCCGCGAGATCCACGATCGCACGGTCGTCCGCCCGGTCCATCGCCCACACGATGCGGTCCATCACATCTTCAAACACGAAGCACCGCGCGGTAGCGCGCCCCATGCCTCGGTCTTCGTCCCACATCGACCAGATTTCGCTTGGCCCGACGGCCGACTCGCTTCGCATTTCTGCGCCCCAATGCAAAAAGCCCCGAGGGCTTTCGCACTCAGGGCTTTCAGATGATCAACAGATTCGTTGAATCCAGTATTACTGCGGCTCCTTGGATTTCAGTACCTTCGCGGCTCTGGCCAATCCAACCAACCCCAAAACGGTGTCGGTATGCGACATCCCGCTATGTCGGCTCACTACGTAGTGCGGCCCACAAGATGCGAAGTCGATCTGTTCGCCGAGCTTTTCCGCCACCCTCGTACACACTTCCAGAGCGTCAATACCGGATTCACGAATGCCATCCTTTCGCAACTCCTTCGTGAAATACCATGCCTGCTCAGCCAACTTGTCGCCCGGTTCAATCATCACCTTCGACGCTGCCGCCAATACACGCTCCGTCTCGACTACCTCCGGAGCACTCGACTCCACATTCCGGTCGAATACCAACTCCGCAAGTTTATGCCCCATCGTCATCGAAGAAGGATCGGGCGGGTTCTTTCCGCAACCGACACAAGCCAGTGCAATTGCAAAGCCAATCGCATTCCGTTTCATAGCGCCCCCGGTTATTTGGTTGCGCGCATTCTACGCCAATGCCTTCAGTTTCCTTTCTGCCAAGCAAAAAGCCCCGAGGGCTTTCGCACTCAGGGCTTTGGAATTCATTTCGTAGGGGCGAGCGCCCTCCCACCAGATCCCGACAGACTTTTATCGTTGTTGGTCGCGGCGCTCCCGCGATTCAATGCGCCTGTCGGGCGGAGGTTGCGACACGAGTGTGCGGTCGCTCACGTATCCAGTGACGCGGTAAAGGATGTGCGAAGTGTAAGCGATCTGCTCTTGAAATGGAATACGTTTCATCCTCGCAATTGCCGGCGCATTGTGTCGGACACCGATCCATCCACGTTATCGAGCAACGCAAGCATGTCGTGGAAGCGCCACGACCAATTGCGCCGATACTCGACGAGCGATACGCCAAGCGCATGTGCGCGGCCCGCATCGTCGATTGGCCGTTTGCCGGAACCCGAGCAGTCAGGGCAGATATGCCGGCCCTTGGAATCTGCGGCCGGCGTCGCAGTAACGCGCCCCATACCGCCGCATTCATCGCACGGTTCGTATTCCCGAAACACCAGCGGACCGTTACGGCCGCTGAAGAATGGGATGCGCTCCTCGGAGATACACACGCGCCCACTCCCGGCGCACACGCTGCACGATTCCGCTGCCGGCGTTGCGACTCGCGCGCGACGCACGACACCGCGCCCATCGCACTCGACACACTGGTCGTTCACCCACTCGTCCAGCAAGCGAAGCGCGAACCGTTCGACGATATCGACGTTCGCGCGCTCGACCGCATGCCCCGCACGCTGATCGCGACGCTCATCTCGCGTATAGCCCGTGAAGCGGGCACGTTTGAAGCGGCCCGACGTCCGGATCATCTGCGCCAACAGCAACGATGCGCGTCGAATCATCGCAGGCGTCGCCTGCGGCCCGGCCTTTATCCGGATCAGCAACCGACCGAGATCGTTCGCAAAGGCCAGTGCGCCCAAAGTAACTTTCGGATCGGCAATCGGGTCGGTGAACTGACCACGAACGCTCATCGCTACACCCGCCCGCTCTTTCAAATCGATCATGACTCTCTCCAATACGTCCTAACGTCCCAATGTCCCAAGGGAAAAGGCTTGCAGGGGCGCGCGCCCGCGCGACATGCGCCGCCTACGTCGCTCACGTCGCACGCACGTACGCGCACACGTGGCGGGCTTTGGGACGTCGGGACATTGGGACGTCCACAGCGCGCCAAAGCTGGCGCAACAGCGCGCCGAACATGCGGATACAGCGCGCCAAACCATCACAGCGGGCTATCGTCATCGCCCGCAGCCACCGCTTCCAAGACGCGCTCCGGTTCGTGTTCGTCCCGCACGTAGAACCAGCCACGCGATCCCGTCGATTCCCGCTTGCGCACCCAGCCGAGGGATTTCAGCGCCTTGCCGATGCGGCGTTGCTCGGGCAGCGTCCACTTCGACGAATCGAGCTTCAGGACATCGCGCAGGATCTCCTCCATCGTCGTTCGGGCCGCATACTCCAGTTGCTTGCCGATCACATCCTCGTACACGTCACCTTCGTAGCGCTCGGCCTGCTCGACCTCGAACAGCGGACGCTCGGCCTCGGTCACGTGCCACACGACACCTTCGCGGTACAGGTGCACGGCCTCGGCCCAGAGCTGATCTCGCACGCGTGCAATGCCGTCGATATCGACCAGCCCGCCGCAACGCAGCGGCCAGTAACGCCGGTTGCCCGATTCATCCTTGAGGTACGCATCGAAGTTGACCGAGCCGGCGAACACGCACTGACGATGGACGTCCGTCGCACGCTTGCCGTAGAAGTTTCGGAATCTGTCCGTCTCGGTCGCGAAGAAGCTCTTTGCGGCCGACGAGTCGGTCTTGTTGAGCGAGTCCAGCTCGGCCAGTTCGATGATCCACTTCCCGGCCATGACCGCGTACGTGTCCTTGTTACCGATCTGGATCGGCGTGTCGGTGAACCATTGCTTACCGGCAAGCACCTTCAGCGCGGTCGATTTCCGCCAGCCCTGCCGGCCTTCGAGGATCAGCACGTTGTCGACCTTGCAGCCCGGCTCCACAACGCGCGCAACGGCCGCGATCATCCACTTCATGAAGGCGAGCTGCACATACTCGCTGTCGACGACGTGCAGGTACTTCGACGGCATCGCGCGCACGCGCTCGACGCCGTCCCATTCGAGACCGTTCAGATACTCGCGCACGTCGTGAAAGTGGGTCGCATCGGCAACCAACAGCACCGCGCTCATCACGATGTCCGGCCGCACCGAGATCCCATACTTCTGCGACAACCAGAGCGTGCACCGATAGTCGTCCATGTCCGTCCATTCGCCCGCAGCGCCCTGCGGGAATGGCGGCGCCTTACGCTTGACGACGCGGCCAGCGAAGTCGTCCTGCGCAATGATGCCCTGCCATGCCTTGTGATTCGACAGGATCAGGTGGACGTTACCGAGCGTCGGCAGCAGCGTGCCCTTGTCGGACCGCGCGAGATCCCGCTCCCACGTGTGAGCGCCGTTCTCCACTTCGTGACCGTGCCACGGATCATCTTCTGCGGCAGCGGACGACGCGGCCGGCGCGGGCACATCGCTCGGAACGTCGATCACGGCCGGCTGGATCTCCTCGTTCGCTGGCGCGAGAACGGCCAAGATTGCCGACTGGAGCTGCCGCTCGAGAACGCCGATCCCTTCCTCGACGTGCAAGTCGTTGAAATCGGTCAGCTTGCGCTCGCCGCGATTCGTGAACGTCGGATGCACGACGCTGACGCCGTCGACGGCTGCTGCCGCTTCGTGCGCCCGTTTCAGGCCCGCGTTCTCGAATCGCTTCCGGCGCTGCGGCATCACGTCATTGCCGTATGTCACCTCAACATACGCGACGCCGTTCTCGTCGACGCGCTTGTGCGCTGCGACCATGTACCACGTGTTCTTCGCTTCGATCCGGATCGGTGACGCTTCGTAGACCAGCTCGCCTGCGAACGCGAATTCCTCCGCGAGCCACTCGCGCATGCGCTGCTCGATCTTCCAGTCGTCATCCGCGCAGACGAGAATGTGCACATCCGGATACGCGGCGCGCAGATGCTGTACGGCCGGCAGAATGCCGCCCGCATCGAAGCACACCGACAGCGCGAAGGCTTCACGTGTCGCCATGCGGATCGATCGGCCTGTCGCGTAACCTTCGGCAACCAGCACCATCCTGTCGTCCGCCGCGACGTCGCCGAGCAGGTACGCCGCCCCCTTCTTCTGCATGCCCTTGTTGAAGCGCTTCGCGCCGTCCGGCGTGATCTTTTGCAGACCGACCAGATGCGGCTCGTCGTCGCCATACTGGTACATTGGCACGAACATCGTGCCGTCTTCGTCGAACCGGACGCCCTCTGGCGTGATCTTCTTGCGGTCCAGGTACGCGGAGGAACCGTGCTCGTCCGCACGGCCCCACTGGTCATGCGCGCGGTTCGCTGCAAGTTTCGCCTGTCGAGCATCACGCTCGGCCTGCTCGCGCTCGATCGCTTCCTGTCGACGACGCGTTTCCGCCAGCTCCTCGTCGCTCAACGGGGCCCCGTCCCATCGAAAACGCTCGGTGCCGGGATCGTCGCCCGAGAAATGCCCGAAGGTGCCCGAATACCCGATCACCGCCCCTTTGCTCACGACCTCGCGGAGCTGATACCAGTACTTCTTGCGCGGACCATAGCGGTGGTGCTTACCGTCCGCGATTGGGTGGCCGGCCGGTAACGGATGGTCGGCTGCCGCGAGTTGCGCGCGGATCTGGTCTAGCGACGACATTCAGCAATTCTCCTTTCCAGTTCACGTTGATGGAGGGTCGAGCGCCACGCCTTCCGGCCTGCGCTGTACACGTCGGTTCCGATGGTCTTGCGTTGCGGCATCGAATGCCGGCGGCGCAGGCCGCTGCTGACGCTCTGCAAAGTCACTTTGGTCTCCGGTTATTTGCCGCGTAGCCGACGCCACTCAGCGGACATTTGGTCGTCGAACGCGGAAAGGTCGGCCGCGCAAAGCTGGCCGACGATCTGGTCGCGGAACGCGTGGCGTTCCGCCTTGGTAGGCAGCGCCGCACACGAACGGGCGGCGACCCCGATGAACACGTTGACCTTGCCGGCCCGCCCTGCTTCCGCGAGGAACACGGCGAGACGATCGGGGAACGTCGATATGAGGTCCGAGAGGAATCGGCCCACCTGATCCGGAGCGTTGTCGAATCGATAGGCGAGCGCGGTTGTGGCGCAGGCGAGCTGCTGCCCATACTCGCAGCACAACTCCACCTGCTCGCGCCACACTCGACAACACCCCATGCCGGGCTTGAATCGCTCCATATCAGCGGCGACGGCGTTTTGCGAGGTTGCGGGCCGCGTGGATCAGTCGCTGGAACAACCGCTGTCCCTTGCGCCCCGTCGCGATGATTTCCTCGGCTTTGCGGTCGTCGATCCGATGATCTTCAAGTGCACGCGTGACGTCGTCAGCAACGCGGCCGACGTGCGCCTGCAAGTGCAACGCGGTCGAGACAAGGCGCATCGTGCCCGGCTCGACTGCATCGTCTGCCCCGTGGTCGTCAACATGCTCGGCGACCAGTCCGAAGCGCGCGTTCAGCGCATGCAGCGCATCAAGCGCGTGCGCGGTCGCTTCGGACTTTTCTTGCATCCACTCGACGAGCAGTTCGAACATTTCCATCGACAAGCGGCTGTCACCGACGCCGCGCAGGCGAAGGCGCAGCGACTCGGTCGTGACGTTCTTCCCGCGTCGCACGGTCAGGTAGTTCGCCGCGTCGGCAACGCCACCGGGCGTGTTGCGAACGGACGTATAGAGCACGTCCAGCCATTCAGTGCTGTCGTATCGGCAGGTCATATCGGGAGATTGGGAGCAAGGTAATTTCATGCTGTCGCACTGGCCGACGGCGGCATACGATGCGAAGGAGCGGTAGACACGCTCACTCGCCGTTTGCAGAAGTGGCATCGGGAGCGCATACGGTGTTCGCGCGCCTCTGGAGACAGTTGAGAAGCGCCTGCACGGTTGAGATACGCGGATCGGCGACTAGACGACCAGCGATCTTCGTGAGCGTCTGATACGGGACACCGCTTTGCCGGGCGATTTCGGGCCAGTCGCCCTTTGCCGCGTCAAGCTGGCGAAGAACGACCGACAAGATTGGCTCGCTTTCAATCCGCATGGGCTTCCCCGAGAAATGGACGGGGCTAGTTTATCCATTTATGGATTACATGACAATGCCATCACATACGAAACAATCCGCTAATGGGTATCCATATTCGGCAAGATAACGGCATGAAGACGCCGCCAACCAAGTCAGACCTCCGCACCATCCTGGCCCGCAAGCTACGCTGGTACATGGATCGCTACGAGCACGTAGACCGCCAAGAAAAGGTCGCGAAGCGAGCCGGTATCTCTCAAAGCTCCGTGAATCGAGTGCTGTCCGCGAAAGTCGACACTCAGATGCGCGTCGTGGAGTCGCTGGCACAGGCTATCGGCGTTTCGCCCACGGAACTCCTGACCGACGAAGAGAACGACGCGGCCGTTATTCACTATGATCGCGTGCGCTTCGCCCGCCTCGCCGACGCAGACAAGAAGGCGATTGAGCGATATATCGAGTTCGTCTTGAGCCAAGCCGACGTTTCGACTCGCGACGACGACGGCTCGACCTCTATCGAAGAATCCATTCCACCTACGGCCAACTCCCGGCGACGGGCCAAGACCGCCGCTCAACGACCATTATCAAATGAACTGTTGAGCGATGATGACCAGCAAATTCAGAACAAACGCAGCCGAGGCCCCCAAACGCGCACCTAACAACGTCTACGCATTACCCACAATACGCAGACGCGCGCGTCACAACGCCATTCGCGCCTTCTTGAATGGCTTAATTGACCGTCACAACGAGCACCCAGCAGTTGCCGCTGCGTCCGTCTTCCTCAGGGAGGACGGCACCGTCTCGATCTCCGCCAAGGGCGTGGACCCCGACACCGCCGACGAAGTATTGGCCGGAGTACACCAGCTCGCCCGGCGCATCGAGGCGAGCAAGCCGCATTACCAAACGCCCGCGAATCGACAGCGCGGCGGCGTTAGCCTTCTTATCCTTGCCGCCACCGGCTTCTCCCTTGCGTCCTACCTTAATGCCACCGCGTGGCTCGACGTCGTGCTGGTGCTCGCCGCACAGGCTTCCGCGCTCTTACTGACCAAACCACCAAGGCGCTAACACCCTCCCCGCCCCAACCCGGCGGGGATTTTTTGCGCACACTTATCCATTAATGGATTGACACTGCATTTTCCTTTAATGGATACTCCGGTTGTCGCGTCACCCGACGCCCAACCGGAGAACCACCATGGAATCGACCGATCTGCACGCGGAAGCCCGTCAGGACTGGCTCCGCGACGAACAGACTCCCCGCATCACGCCATCTGAGCCGGCTCGCCAAAGCAACTTTGAGAAGTCGGCAATCTTCCGCTGGACTCTCATCGCGGCCCTGCTGTTCATCGCCGTCAACGTGTTCCAAGACGGCCCGGTCGACGAGCAACCGACCGCATACCGCGTAACCGTCTGAACCGCCCCGACCCTGCCGGGGCAAGCGGCCCCGGCGTCATGGAGACCTGCCATGCCGAGAATCAAAGCACTGCCCACCGTCGACGCGCCGCGTCGCGACACTCTCGCCCTGCGATCCATCGTTCGTTACGATCCGAACGCAAAGCGCCCGACGACGCCGGTTCTGGTCGGCAAATACGTAGTCGCCCGACGCCCCCTGTCCAATAGCCATCACACGGAATACCTGATCCTTGACGGAAGCGAGATCGCGGGCAAGCAGATCTCGTATCCGAGCGAGGCCGACTGCGCCACCGCCATCAAGCGCCTGCGCGACGCGAAACGCGCAGCAGGCGTCGCAGCATCCGCTGCGATCGCCAAGGCGAAGAAACCGCGTAAGCCGCGCGCATTCACGATCCGGGAGGCAGCATGACGTCAGCACCGGCACATGCTGCACAGCCGCTCAATCCGTTCGTTGACCTGACGGCAGGTCAACGCGCAGACCTCACCATTCGCATCCTCGACGTGTTCCGCCGTCTGACGCGCGCGATGACGTCCGACGAGGTCTGCAGAACGCACTTCCCGGATATGGCGAGCGTCGCGGCACAGCACATCGACAAGCTCGCTCGCGGCGGACTGCTTCGCCGCCAGCCGCGCCCTCACGATCTGCGCTTCGTGTACTGGCTGGCCGGATCTGATGCTGCCCCGCCGCTTCCGATCCCGTGCAAGCAAGCAGACGGCACATACACCAGCGCCCCCGACGACACGTTCAAGCCCCGACGGGCGGCATGCGCGGCAGTCACCGCCGGCTCGATGCACACGCGGCCCGCGTTCCATCCGATCGTCACGCGCAACCAAGGGAGCCACGTCGCCGTCTCGTTCCCGCACCTGTATCCGCTCGAGGTCACGGCCGACGCTCTGCAAGATTCCGCCGCGCAGGCGTTGCGCTATCTGCGCCTGTTCCGTCAGAGCATCGACCTCGAAGTCGCACGCCTCGAACAGCTCGTTCAACGCCGGAGGATCGCATGATGGACGACCGCACCCAACCTCTCGACCTGACCGCACCGATTCCGACCGGGAACATCAAGGCCGCAGCAGCCGCAGCCGGCGCGACGTCGGCGGACCTGTGGATGGTCCCCTATGGCCAACTCCACTATGACCCGGCCGACAACATCCGACCGGTCGACCCCAAATGGGTGACGCACCTCGCTACCCTTATCATCGAGAACGGGTACGACAAGGGGTCGCCGCTCCATTGCTACGCGCGAAAGGTCAACGGGAAGGATCTGCTTTACGTGTACAAGGGGCAGCACCGCTATCTCGCAGCCGGCAAGGCAATCGAAGCCGGCAAGGACGTCGGCAAGATCCCCGTCGTCGTCCGCGACGCCAAAACCGTCAACCGTGCTGACATGGTGATCGACGGCTATCTCAGCAACGACAGCAAGCATTCGTCGCCCCTTGATTTGGCTGCGGCCGTCGCCGAGCTGCGCGACATTCACGGCATGACCCTTGCAGCGATCTGCAAACGCCTGAACGTCACGGACCAGACGATCCGCGACGTCGGCCTGCTCGAACGCGCCCCCGTCGAACTGCATCAAATGGTTCGCGACGGCGCAGTCGCCGGCACGCTCGCGATTGAGCAGATCCGCGAACACGGGGCAGACAAGGCACTCGACCGGCTGCAGAAAGGCGCGGCGAAGGCCGCTGCATCCGGCAAGGCCCGCGTGACGAAGAAACACCTCGACGCACCACCCGCACGGTCGACGGCCGCGGACGCCCCTGTCGAGGCACAGGCGCCAGCACAGGCACATACCGGCCCGACTGCGGCTGCGCCCACCAAGATCAGCGAGAAGCAGTCAAAGCACCTTTTGCAGGCGCTGCAGGCCGTGCTGCACGACCCGGTGTTCGGAAAGCTCTCTCCGGGCACCATCAATGCTGTCCACACCGCACTGATGCCACTCACGGATCTGCTGGATGCGCCGCCCGCACGCACGACGTATTCGATCGCGACGGCAAACGAGCATGGGGTCTATACACCCACGGACGTGATCTCCGCACCGAAGCAGAAGAAGACTGGCCGCAGCCCGGCGGAGATACGCGTCGCGTTGATTGCTGAAGGAAAGTGGGTCTGCGGAATGGACTACACGATCGGGATGGCCGGCGGCGCATCGCCATGCTGGCACCAAGAGGGAGAGCCGACCTATCCGACGCGCGTGCAGGCTATTCGTGCAGCCGCACGTCGCCTCGCTCGTTGCATCGAGACCAGCCCCACCATGCCGAAGGCCAAGGAGACAGCGAGCGTGCTCACTTGGCTCGACAGCCTCTATTCGATGCCCGACCCGGACTGGACGCCCGAAATGGCGCAGGAGGCAGCCCAATGACCTCGCGCCCGGCCCTTTCTACCCCACGTCCGCTGCCGCGAAAGCGGGAACTCGCGAAGAAGCGCTCGGCTATCGCACTGGCGAGCGTCAACGGCACTTCGATGCAGGGGGACTGCGGCGGGCTGACGCCCGCAAAAGCAATCCAGAAAGATGAAGCGCCGCTCGCGCGGCGCAAACCTATCCAGATGGACGAAGCCTCGGCGGATGCCCGCCGAGGCAGGCTCGCGCGGATCGACGCCCTTCGCATCGAGATTCGCTCGCTGATCACCGACATCTCGCATGCGGCCGACGTCGAGCTGCTCGACCTGATGGCTGATGAGGTTGGCTCGTTCGCCCGCCACCGTGCTGCACAGGACGCCCGCACATGGGCCGCAACCGCCGGCATCACGCTCGAGACAGGACTGATGCAGCTCGGCCGCGCCCTGCCGCCCGCAAACGCTCAAGGAAGCAACCATGTCTAAAAGCATGAAAGCCGAACTCCGCCGCGTCGTGGACCTTCTCGATACCGAACTGGGTGATTCCGACTCAGTGGTGGAAGGCATGACGCAAGAGGAAATCGAAGATGAATATCCCGTCTTTGCTGCCATGCAGATCGTCGTGTCTCTCTGGGAAGCAATTCCTGATGACGGAGCGGCCATGCCGAGTAACGCAGCACTGACGGCCGCTCAGCGAGCCGCGATCGAATTCGCGCTCGGCGCATGCGCCGGCCACCGGGCCGGGGAGCCGCACGTTGCAGCGCTGGAATCCCTTCTCGCCACCAATCGCGCCGTTGGCGGCGAATCGCATCACAACGATCCACAAGGGGGCTTCATCGCATGACGGTCGCAATGAAGCCGATCTATCTGGACATCGACTCGGTTTCCGCAGCAATCTCGCTCTCGCCTGCGGTCATTCACAAACTGGTCCGACAAGAGCAGTTCCCGAAGCCGCGCGCGTTATCCGGCCGACGCGTCGGCTGGCTTACACGGGAAGTCGAAGAGTGGGCGGAAGCACGGACACCGTCCGAGTTCCTGCCCCCGCCTAACTGCGGGACCGGCCGGAGGAAGGCGACGTCTGATGTGCCTGCGTAACTGCCTCCAGCTTCTCGTCCAGCTTCACCAACCAGTGCCGGCGCTCCGCATCGTAGCTGTGGCGGTTATAGATGCCGCCGACACCCGGCAACATGTGCCCGATGATCGCCTCGCCAATCTCGTACGGGCACCCGAGCGCCGCCAACATCGTGCGTGCAGTCCGCCGCAGATCGTGAGGTGCCCAATGTGCGACAGGTAGACGCGGCCGGTCCTGCTCCGGCCGCGTCTCACTATAGGGCATATGGAAATGGACGGCCTGACCGAACACCTTCTGCTCCATATGGCCACCCCGCTCTGCAGGAAACAACCACCCGTTGCCATAACGCTCGCGACGTCGACGCACAATAGCGTCCGCACGCCCGACCAATGGCACCCGCAGATCCGTCGCGCTCTCGTGCCGAGCATTTTTCGTCTTGGCCTTGGGAATCGTCCACCACAAGCCATCCGGCTCATCGGTGATCTCCGCCCCCTCCATCGCAGCAATTTCGCCACCGCGTGTGCCGGTCCAAAGGTACAACGTCAAAGCATCCTCGACGTTACGGCTGAAGTTTGGTAGCCAGTTGACCAGCACCCCCGCCTCGACGTCACTCAGAAATCGCTTTACGGTTCCGATGGGTTGCCCCCCGATCCGCCGGCCTTTGCTCCGCAGCCGCCCCCGCATGATCTGCCGCCACCAATTCGGAGTCGACTCCAGCAACCGGCCGGCGTCGAGCGCATAGTCCCACGCAGCGCCCAGCTCCAGGCGGAGCTTTGACGCCTGCACCGGAATATGGCGAAACGAATCAATTTTGCTGAATGCGCGCTCGCGCGTCAGTTCAGCGGCCGGTAGCTCGGCGATATCCCCGATCATCGTCCTGAACATTCGGGCAACCTCAGCCGCCCCCTTCGATTTGCGGTTGCGCTCGACGTGCCCCTCCAGGTATGCCGTACAGACATCGCGCACTGTCAGCGAATCCCCTTGCTGTACCATTACGCCGACAGAGCCGTGCGCTTGGCGCTTGGTCAGCGCCGGGTCGTTGCCTGCGTTGCGCTCGTCTCTCAGGCGCTCCCACTCAACGGCCGCCACCGCGATGGAAAGCGCGGGCCATTCGCCGATTTTGATTTGTCGCATGCGCCCGTCGACGGGCGACTTGTAACGGTAAATCCAGCTACGGCGCGACGTTGTCGCCTGCAGCCGAAGGCCGGGACAACCGTCGATATTCAGATGTGCACCCGGCAAAAGTTGCTTTGCCGTTCGGGCGTCAAACCGCAT